AGCATCATCTATTACTGGAACTTCAGTGACCTATGCCGGTGGTGGAGGTGGTGGCCAACACCAGGCAAACTCTAATGCTTCTATACGAGGTGCCGGCGGCTCTGGTGGTGGTGGCCAGGGCGGCAGCGGATCAGCAGGCACCAGCCTAGGACAAGATGGAACTGCAAATCTTGGTGGCGGCGGTGGTGGAGGCGGATATGTTGGCCCGTCCACCACTACAAACAATGGAGGACGTGGCGGCGATGGAGTAGTGATCCTGAAAATTTCTAGTGCTCATTCAGCTACATTTAGTGCAGGATTGACTACTTCGTTGTCAACAGCGGTTCCTGGATACAAGATATACACCATAACCGCAGGAACTGGCACAGTTACATTCGCTTAAATACACCATGGCCACACTAAAAAATACCACTATCAATGACACGGGATTTTTACAATTACCATCAGGTAACACCGCTCAACGTCCTGTTTCCCCGTCTAATGGCATGTTGCGATACAATACCACCACAGGCGCGATTGAAGGATATGCAGGCAGCAGTTGGGTGAGTTTAGTAGCATACGGAAGTCAGCAAAACCCAGCATCATCTGCTACTGCGTTGAAAAATTCAGGACAAACCAGTAACGGTGTCTACTATTACAGTTTGACAAGTGGTGTAGTTCCGCTGTATACAGATTTTACATCGTGGCCTAGTTATCCCATGGTCATGGTCACTCGATTATCGCCCAATGATCAAAATCAATATCTTACCACGGCTAACAATGTGGGAGATCTAGGAACAGCTCCCAACGATGTCACACCAACAAGATCTGCCAAGATCAGTGACATAGATATGAATACCATCATAGTAGCTAACACCATCCGTTGGGTCATAGTGGCTGCACGGATGACCTTTGAAAAGTTACCAGACACTACACCTTGGTACAGCAACTTTGGTCAATCAGCTAGTTGCGGATATACCACGGCGTTGATAAGCCAGTATGCCACGCCCAACAACACACCAACCTGGAAAAACTTCAGTAACTATGGCGGTGCCTGCGGTGGCGGATATGATGCCGGCGGCTCTAACTGGATCACTCTGTCGGGTATTCACACCAACGATGGTATATACATGGGTGGCTATTCTGGTAGCAGTGCTGATAGAGGAATAGCATCCAGTCCTTATCTAACCACGGCCGGCAATACCGATTCTTGGAGCCAAGGTGGCTATGTTTTGTTGAGCTGGTAACTGGCATGGAACTACACGAACAAAGAATTGAGATATGCAAAAAATGCGATTTCTACGGAGAGTGGTTTTGCAAGAAATGCCTATGCTTTCTGTCATTGAAAACCCGATTGAAAAACGAATCATGTCCTATAAACAAGTGGCATACCAAAACAGCTAACACCACTCAACCAAGATGAAAACAGCTCAGTACCGTAATGATTATGCAGGAGAGTTCGTCATAACACAGACCCGCTGGGCTGGTGGCCGCAAAAACGAAACCAGAGAATGGATTGCTAATCCTATTGTGAATCATCATATCTCGGGTCGCGCTGCCTGTATTGGCACCGAGAGAGATCGATGGAGATTTGACTACACTAGATTGCAACGGCATCGCGGCGGATTGTTGGGATCAAAAAAATTACAGACCTACGGTACAGGAGTAATCGCTCAACAGATGCGATTAGATTTTACTGTAGAAACCGATCCAATCCGCCTGCAACAGATCCTAGATCAAGAATATCAAGTGGCCAATGTTGTGTATACTTCACCACGCAACTGTATCACTTATCCTGGAGAGTTTTATCTCATTCCTCACAAACCTAATATCATTGACATGGCACAGTTGATATATCTAGCGGCCTTTGATGGCCATCGAGAAATCTTCTTGTTGGGCTATAATGATGAAGTGCCCACTCAACACAAAGACTGGGTGGCGCAGATTGCACAGATATTTCACTGCTATTCAGGCACAAAGTTTTTTCTTGTGGGAGAATCCACTCGCATGTTTGATGCCTGGTTAGAATGTACCAATGTGCAGGCCATGCCATATAGAGACTTTATTGGCTATTGCGACATATAAAGACCGGCTTCTATGATGCCAATCTTGTTTTGCACAGCATCAAAGTTCACAGTGCTCCACAATCCTGGATGCATGGGTTTGGGCCAGGTTCCAGAGTTGATCCAGGCATAGCCTAAATGTTCGTGATTGAGTCGAGGTTGGAACTCATCCGACACGGTGCAGAAAAAAGTATGATATTCAAAGTTGGCATCAGCCGTAGTAAACTTTTCCAAGGGTATCATTCTATGATATTCAGGCATGTAGCCCAGTTCTTCTTCACATTCACGACGCATGGCTGCCAGCAAAGGTTCTCCCGGCTCAGCACGACCACCGGGCAACCCCCAGGTTCCTGGGTGTTTGGGATCGGCTCGCATGAGATACAGATAGCGTTGGGTAGTGGTGGCATAAAACCACACACCCACTGCGGTTACAACACCAGACTCCATTCGCCTCCCTGATAAAGTCCTTGATAAGATTTCACCCAAGCTGTGCCGGTCCAGCGATATTGTATTTCTGTGGTGAGATTTGTAACATATTGGGTATTGTTGGGGCTGGATGTGCTGTCAAAAGAGATTTGCCATCTCGTGCCATCGTATTCCACTATATCATTGGCATGAGCTACTAAGGGTTGATTATTGATGCCTTCCCAAGCATCAGGATTGGTCATGCCTGGATTGTCATAGGATCCAGTGGCCTGTGTGAGCAGATATCGTTGCCCAGAGGTAGCTGCTGGCAATCCATAACCGGGTCCACTGAGCAATGGATCAATCACCGCATCAATAGGCAACAGTGTGTTAGAAGGTACTGTGGCAGGGTTTACCGTGAACAACAAAAATCTATCATCGGTGGGATCAAATGCTACGGTACCCGTAACTTCAGTACCATCGGGTTGTTCTAAGGTTACATAACTGATGCCAGGTCTCATGGTACCATACATGCTAACTACACCGGTCCACAACAGATTGCTGTTAGGTGAATCTGCTGGTTCTAAACTGTCATTAGGCTCATCTACTACTTGTTGTTTTCTTAGTGCTTGCAATCTATTGTTGATCAACAATACCTGATAGTTGTAAGGAGTGAATCTTTGGCGGGTGCCCAGCAACAAATCGCTGTTGGTCAATGATTCTGCAAGATCACCCTGTGGATCATACATGCTGGCAATGATGCGCTCAACCACACCTAGTTTCTTGACTTTGGCCGGCGGGGTAATCCAGATAGGCAAGCTAAAGGTCAGTGTAGTAATATCGATAGGGTTGTCTGTGCCTACTGGAATAGAGCGACTGGTGTATCTACTGTCCTTGAGATACAACACAGTAAGACTGGTCCAATCAATGTAATTGTCGGTGCTTTGTATCTCTAGACCAGGATTGAACAAGGTCAGGATCTGTTCTAACAACTGCCATTTTTGATTGGTATTGCTGGTCCATATGTCTAGATTAATGGTCATCTCATATGGTACCGGCATGAGGCGTTCAATAGTAAACGCATTCCCTTGCGTAGTTTCGTAACTTTCGGTGTCAGGATCATAAGTTCTCTGACGCACAGCTATGTTGCTAACAAAATAGGGTTCTTGCATTCTTGGACGATCATACTTGAGTTCTGTGATGTAAAAAGTCATCAACGGGGTTGATGGCATGTCGTTGGCTGAATTGTTTTGTATGATAGTTTGTGCCTGGCGACTGGCATCGCCATAACGCACCGGTACACGAATCAATGTATCTATTTCAGAACCAGGACCTTGCCCGGCCTGATTGGGACCGTACTCAACATCAAAGTTTGAAAAGATTCTAGCAAACTGTAGTAAAAATCTACGTATCTGCCCGTCGTAAAAAAATTGTGCCATTTAGCGTCCTGGAGGTCTTGGGTTTGGTGGTGTAATATTGCCACCCTGATCACCGTTATCGGGCTGTATTTCCAATATCTTGCTGAGACTCTGACGACTGGGTATGTTACCAACATCTGTGGTTGGTACAGTGTAGGTGTTGTTTACAAAGCTGGCTCGCTGAGTCAAAGCCTGGGTGGCATAGTCAAGGTCGGTTCTTACATTGTCAGTGATGGCCAACCATGCCCGACCATTATATCGGAATAAGCGATTAGGAAAATAATCCAGGCGCAGACAATAGTCACCTAACACAGGAGTGGGCGGAAACTGCACACCCGGAGTAACAGGTAGTCCATTGGGAGCGTGAGTGCTTCCAGTAAGATATCCTTGCGCATAACCAAACCCATTGGGTGTGATTCCTTCGCCAGTTTCGGTTCCATCTACTGTAGGTCCAGTCTGATCTGCAGTCAGTCCGGCCGATGCAGGTTCGCCATTGGGCCCCGTAGGCAAGATATAAAACTTTACATTGTCGTAGCCGCTGACTGGTACTTCTTCATAGGCCTGTGCCAGTATGGCATCATTGATGGCTAGATCTTTGGGTCGAGTACTTTGCTTGTCGCCTATGGTGTTAGGATTGGTGATCTCGGTCCAGTAAGCAGTGTTGGTTATGTCAGTGCCAGGCGGAACATTCTGTGCGGCTTGATAATAGGTGCCACCGTTGTCGACTATTTCTCCTGCAGGATAAAAGTTACCCGGATCCCAGATGTTTTCTGGCATAAAGGGCTGATCAATGATTTGGCTGTATTCCTGGGCATTGACCATGGGTGTGGCCTTGACTCGCCACAGATGTGGTTGCCAGGTTTGGCTAAATCCTTCTGAAGCAAAGTTGGCATCCTGGATCACATAATATCTAGGTAGAGCTTTGACCAATGTGGTATCTAAAGGATGATAATCTTTGAGATTAGGAACTTCTATCACATCGCCACTCATGAGTTTGCGACCAAAAGTGTCAATCATGTCGTTGTAATGGAACGTAATAAACAAAGTATCGCCGTTTAAGAACAGGCCAAACTGTGTGAGATCAAAGTCGATATCTTGGGTGCGATACACACCACGCATGACAAACACATCAGGAGCATACACACGATCACGGTTTTCCAACAACAACAAATCTTCTATGAACAAAGGATTGGTTGTAGGGTAGTTGGGTATAGTCGCATCGTTGTTGCCGTTGTCGGTGCCAGCCCCTTGTGGTCCAAGATATTTGTGTACATAGATATCAATGCCGCCCACGGTAAACATTTCGCTGATGTTGCGGTCAAGATACTGATAGTCGTAGGTTCGATTGGGTCTGTAAAGGCTGAGACGTGGCATAGTCGTGTATTTATGGGGGAACTTGACTAGAAAGTTCAAAGCTGATATAATTAAGCGCATGGACGAACTGTATCAGCGCCTGGATCGCATAGAGCATCAAGTTACCAAGATCAAAAACAAGCGATATCGCAAAGATCTCCAAAAAATGATCCGCACCATTGATTCTGCCATGTTGGCTATGGACCAGGAAAGCGTGGAATGTCGCAGATTGCACAAAGAAACCCTGCGACACAAAGAGCTGGCCCAAAAAGCCGGCGATCTCATGACCACTTTGGAGCAACACCTAACATTTGTGGCGCTTTTAGACGGTTGACCAAAAAACACCAAAATGCTATAATATAGCAATAACTACCTAGGAGTCAGAATGAACGCACGATCTGCTACAGCCATCAAACCCATGAACCCAAAATCGCCCGATACCAAATACACAGGCTCGGAACCCGAATGGCGCATACAACCTGAACCAGAAAATCGTTCCAGCAAACTGATCGAAGCGTTTACCTGGTACAACTATCATTATGACAAGAAAGTGGCCAAGGAGTGTGTGATTGATTGGCTGACTCGCAACAACCGTGCCAAGGATGCCAAGGACTTTGCTCGTGTGCCAGAAAGTACCTTGCGTAATCAAGTGGGTTGGTTGTGCCGTATGAATCTCATGGGCTATCAGTTCAATGAACATGAAGAACTCACAGTAGACAACGCCATCGCGGAACATCTGCGCACGGTACGAGCCGTGCGCGAAGTGGTTAAAGAAGCAGAAAAAGAAACACCCAAAGGTCCCAACATTCAGGACCGCCTGCGCGAAAAAGTGCAAGAATGTGCCGGCGAGCTAGAAGGAATGTTTGACGATTTTATCATCGCTGGCGCCAAGATGTCAGCGGATTTCAAACCTATTACTGTCATGCGAGGCATGAACATAGCACCACAAATGGTAAACATCATAGCTGACCATTGGAAGGTCAAGCTGACCGAGTTTGAAGAAGTAGTGCAAGGCAAAGATGCACAACTGGTAGAAGGATACAGTCTCTGGACCAAAATCCAGCTCAAAAACTTTGTGAAGTTTGCCGAACAAGTCATTGCCGACTGCGGCAGTTATGTGCAGATCAAAAAAGTAGAACGCAAACCACGTGCCAAAAAAGCAGTGAGCCCAGAGAAACAAGCCAGCAAGTTCAAGTACCTAAAAGATTTCGCTGAACTCAAGCTCACTTCAGAATCATCGGCCAAGTTGGTCGGTGCCAGCGAAGCCTGGTTGTATGATACCAAAAAACGCAAACTCATACACGTGGTAGCAGACACCCATGCGGGTACAGTCAGCGTCAAAGGTTCCAGCATTATTGGATTTGATCCTACCTTGACCCAGCAAAAAACCCTGCGCAAACCTGCAGAACAGCTCAAAGCACTGCTCAGCGGCGGCAAACCTGCACAGCGCAAGTATTTCAAGGACATCAAAGCTACAGAAACCAAATACAACGGTCGTGGCAACGAGAACTTGATCATACTCAAGGCCTGGTAAATACAGGGAACACGGAGTTCCCTACATGGCCTTAGAAAATCAATCTAGCACCCAGACCCTAAAACAAAACTTGTTTGACTATGTGCGCCTGCAACTGGGCGATCAGATCATAGACATTGAGCTGGATGCCGAGCACTATGAAGCCGCTTATCAAAAGACCATTGGAACCTATCGTCAACGGGCACAAAATGCCTATGAAGAAAGTTACAGTTTCCTGGAGTTGGTTGCCAACGTTAATATCTACGATCTACCACAGGAAGTTATCACAGTGCGTCAGATCTTCCGTAGAACATTTGGCGACTCAACTGGTCCTTTTGCATCGAACTTTGATCCGTTCAGTCAAGCCAGTTTGAATGTGTATCTCATGAACTTCAACGTAGCCGGCGGCTTGGCCACTTATGATTTTTATAGCCAATACGTAGAGCAGGCCGGTCGTATGTTTGGTGCTTACATGAACTACACCTGGAACCCTGTGACCAAAAAACTACAACTGATCCGTGATCCCAAGGGCACAGGCGAAAATGTCCTGCTTTGGACCTACAATCTCAAACCTGAATTCAATCTGCTCAGCGACTTTCAGATATCGCAATGGATACGTGACTACATGGTCGCGGCCTGCAAAATGATCATCGGTGAAGCACGTGAGAAGTTTGGACAGTATGCTGGCCCTCAAGGTGGTAGCCAACTCAATGGCACTGCCATGAAAACCGAAGCACAAACCCAGATGGACGGCTTGATCGAAAGCCTCAAGAACTACGTAGACGGAAGCCAGCCCTTGACCTGGGTAATCGGCTAATATCCACTAGATTTCCTCTAAAAATCATGCTATAATCACAGCATGAGCTCATTGATGATTGACATAGAAGGCTTGGCCACTGGTCCTGATGCCACCATACTGACCATTGCGGCACAGAGTTTTGATCCATTTGGCACCGGCTATTACATGGACCGTTGTTACTATGCCAGGATCACTTTGGAAAGCCAGGAAACTCGTGCCATAGAACAAGGCACCATACAGTGGTGGGCCACACAGAAAGAAGCACAAGTGGAAGCATTCTGCGAAGAAGGCCGCGTGCCATTGGACATAGCCTTGGATAGTCTTTATAAACTGGCATGGCAACACAAGTTTATATGGGCCAATGGTCCGACCTACGATATGAATATTCTGGAGCATGCCTACAAGAGCTATGGCAAAAACCTGCCCTGGCAGTTTTTCAATGTGCGTGATGCCAGAACAGTTTACAGCCTGTGGCCGGGCCTGCCCAAACCACCTACCAGCCACCATGCCTTAGAAGATTGCCGCAGGCAAATAGACATGCTACAAGCCACGCTCAAACACCTCAACATAAAGGAAATCAAATGATCATTGGAATCTGTGGCTTGATAGGAGCCGGCAAAGACACCACGGCAGACTATTTGGTAAACATACATCAGTTTCGTAGAGAAAGTTTTGCCAACTCACTCAAGGATGCAGTATCAGCGGTTTTTGGGTGGGATCGCGATCTCCTGGAAGGGCGAACCCGTCAAAGTCGTGAATGGCGCGAACAAGTCGATGCCTGGTGGGCTGATCGCCTGAATCTTCCTGGGCTAACTCCGCGATGGGTGCTACAGCACTGGGGTACCGAAGTGGTGCGCCGTGCTTTCCATGACGATACCTGGATTGCCAGCTTGGAAAATCGCCTGCGCAAAACCACAGATGATGTGGTGATTTCTGATTGTAGATTTCCTAATGAAATACAGGCCATTAAACGTGCCGGGGGCATAGTGGTACGAGTAAATCGTGGTCCAGAGCCCGAATGGTATCGATTTGCAGAACTAGTGAATCGAGGCCCAGAACACAATCTAGAGTGGTCGTGGGCCAAAACTCAACTGGACAAATTCAACGTACATGCCAGCGAAACTGCTTGGGTCGGGACAGATTTTAATGCTTGGTTGGACAACAACGGTTCCATGGACGGTCTTTTTGCCCAGGTCAATGATCTGGTTCGAGATCTCCAGGCCGCCAGGTTAGATCTGACAGTCTGATTTCTACTACACAGTTTTGACACACAGTCTTGAGGTTTATTAGATTGCTGTTGTTGAGATTGCCATCCACGTGATATACCATGAGCTGTGCTGAATATCTAGCACGGAATCCACAACGATCACACACATTCTTTTTCTTATAACCCGTTGAGCGCCAGCGAGGTTCCGGTGCTCGAACGCGGCGTCCTTTTTTGATACAAGAGTCACATCGACTTCGATAGTGTGTGACATCCCCGGATCTATAGTTTACAGCGCACAATCGTTGATTACAGGCTGTACATTTGGGTCGGATCATGTAATATTTAGTGAAAAAACCTTTGCAAAGGGACAATAGACACCATTTTTTTTCTCCTGCCGCTAAATATGTTATATTGAAAAAAAGGAATAAGTCATGGCCTTAATATCCCCAGGTGTACAAGTCAGTGTTATTGACCAAAGCAACTACACGCCCGCCGCAGCAGGTTCAACTCCTTACTTGTTGATCGCTACTGCTGCCAACAAAGTTTCTGGTGCAGGAACCGGAATAGCCCCAGGAACACTGGCTGCTAATGCAGAGAAAGTGTACCTGATGACCAGCCAGAGAGATCTGTTGAGCACATTTGGTGTGCCGTTCTTCTACAACACCACAACAGGCACCCCTATCAATGGCTACGAACTCAACGAATACGGATTGTTGGCTGCTTATTCCGCTCTTGGTGTCACCAACATAGCCTATGTGCAACGTGCCGACATCGACTTGGCTGCGCTGACTGCCAGCTTGGTTCGTCCTGTGGGTGCTCCGGCCAATGGCAGCTTCTGGTTTGATACCACGAACAGCACATATGGCATCACTGAGTGGAACCAATCCACATCTGCGTTTACTAAAAAAACTGCTTCGGTGATCACAGACACAGTATTTTTAGAGCCACTGAGCACAGTGCCTTTGGCCAGCTATGGCAGCATCGGAAACTATGCTGTGGTAGCCACTAACGTATACAATCCTATATACTACAAGCGCGGCGGCCCAACCACTGCACAGGCACCGGGCTGGATACAAGACGGCGCCAGCGCCAGCGATCTTTACAATACCTGGGTATTGGTTGGCAGCGACGAATGGAAAACAGCATGGCCTACAGTGCAAGGTGACTTGGCTCCGTCCAGCCTCACCGTTGGCAACAGCTTTGCTATCAACGACGTGACCATCACTGTTCCAGCTAGCCCCAACAACACAGTACAACAACTGGCTACTTTGATCAACGCGGCATTAAATGCCAGCGGTGTGTATGCAGCCAACATTGGCGGCAAGTTGACCATCTATGCTGACAGTTCTGCTACCAATGACGGTAGTACAGAAGGCACAGGTTTAGTGGCTATTAACAACGTAAACGGTACACCGTTGACTGCGTTGGGTATTACATCTGGTGAATATGCAGCTCCTGCTTATCTTGCCGGTCCTAACTACAGCGCACCAAGATGGCGTGCTACAGACACTCAACCAGAACCTACTGGTAGCGTGTTCCAACAAACCAACAGCGTGAATCAGGGTATGAGCATTCAAGTCAAGGCTTACAATTCTACCTTGGGCACTTTTGTACTACAGAGTTGCCCGGTCTATGCCAATGATGCTGCGGCTTTATATGCTCTTGATCCTACCACTGGTGGTCAGGTTATTCCGGCTGGCACTACCTACGCTCAGATCGATCCTTACAACAATGGCACAGCAGGATTCTTGTTATTGGAAAGATTAGCAACTGGTGCCACAGTGATCACTGGTGCCGACACTACCCCAACTTTTATAAATCCTAGCACGTTTACCTTGACTGCTACGCAACCAGAATCGGCCACAGTGGCCGCTCCAGTCACTGTGACCATCAATGGTACCACAGCCGCGGACTTTGTGGCTGCTGTGAGTGCTGCCGGTATAGACAATGTCAGTGCAGATGTAAACGATCTTGGACAGATTGTGTTCAGTCATGCCACCGGCGGCGATATCTATCTAGTAGACGGAACCAACACACCATTGGCAGACGCTGGATTTACTACATCCGTGCGTGGTATACGCCAGACCGATGTGGATGGCACAGGCCTTACACTCAGCAACTGGGTTAGCACACCAACGTTTACCTACACTGCCAGCGCCAGCGCACCCAATGTGGATCCTGCCAACGGCACTTATTGGTACTACAGTGATGCTACAGACGCTGACATCATGATCCAAAACAACGGTGTATGGTGTGGTTACCAGACCGTGACCAATGATGTGCGTGGCATGAATCTATCATTGACCAATGCAGCTGGTCCGATCTACAGCACCACAGCACCTACCACACAGACTGATGAAGCAGAAAGCCCATTGGCCTATGGTGATCTTTGGATCGATACCAGTGACCTAGAAAACTATCCTATCATCAGCCGTTGGTCAACAGTGGATGGCGAAGATCAGTGGGTACGTATTGACAACACAGACCAAACCACGATCAATGGTGTGTTGTTCGCAGATGCTCGTTGGGCCCCCAACGGCACTACCAATCCAATCACAGATCCGATTCCACCTATCGCTTCTGGTTCAACTCCGCTGATTACCAGCAACTATGTGGACCTAGATGCTCCTAATCCAGAGCTGTATCCTGAAGGCATCTTGTTGTTCAACACACGTCGCAGCGGATTCAACGTGAAGTCATTCCAGGTCAACTACTTCAATGTACAAGACTTTCCGCCTCCTGCGGTATTGCCAAGCCAGACAGACACTTGGCTCACCGCTTCGGCCAATCGCAACGACGGCAGCCCCAACATGGGACGTCATGCTCAACGATACTTGATCGTGAAAGCCATGCGCCAAGCCATTGATACTAGCACACAACTGCGTGAGCAACAGGCTCAGTTTAATCTGATCACTTGTGTGAGCTATCCTGAGTTGGCACCTAACATGGAAGTGCTCAACAACGATCGTGGACAGACTGCATTTAGTTTGGTAGACACTCCGTTGCGCCTGTCTCCTGATGAAATCGTGACCTGGGCTACCAATAATAATGGTCTGGGACTCAGTACCGGTGATGGTGCTCTGACTGCGGGCGATCCTTATGGCGCCGCATTTTACCCTAGCTGTACCGCAACCGATCTCACAGGCAACGTGATTGTTACTGCCCCTAGCCACATGATGTTGCGAACCATAATCCGCAGTGACGCTGTGGCTTATCCATGGTTCGCTCCAGCAGGTCTGCGCAGAGGTACAGTGGACAATGCTCTACAGATTGGTTATCTATCAGCTACCACCGGTGAATTCCAGCCCTTGGGCGTGAATCAAGGTCTGCGTGATGTGTTGTACAGCAACAACGTCAACCCAATCACATTTATTCCTGGATCAGGTATTGTAAACTTTGGTAACCATACTTTGCAGGGATTTGCTACTGCGCTGGATCGTATTAACGTGGCACGCTTGGTGGCTTACCTACGTGGTCGTTTAGAAATCATCGGCGAACAGTATCTGTTTGAACCCAACGATACTATCACTCGTAATGCTATCACCAACCAGATCACAGCACTCATGGTTGACTTGGTCAACAAACGTGCGCTCTATGACTTCTTGGTGGTGTGCGATCTCACAAACAACACACCGTTTACCATCGATCGCAACGAGCTGTATGTGGACATCGCTATCGAGCCAGTCAAGGCTGTGGAGTTTATCTACATTCCGATGCGTATCCAGAACACCGGGGAAATAGCCGCACAAGGATTGGCCTAATGATGTCAGGCAAGTTCGACTAAAACTTGCCTGATTCTGAGACCATAAATAAACATATATTAGGATGACACCCAAATGACAACAGCCTCACTAACCAAACTGACAGTACCATTGGCCAGCGACCAGAGCGCAAGCGCACAAGGTCTGCTGATGCCCAAACTCAAGTTCCGCTTCCGCGTGACTTTTTTGAATCTGGGCGTGTCACAACCTACTACAGAACTAACCAAGCAAGTCATGGATTTTAGCCGTCCGCAGGTTACATTTGACAACATAGATTTGCCCATCTACAACAGTACTGTGCGGTTGGCCGGTAAACACTCTTGGTCAGACATCACTTGCCAAGTGCGTGATGATGCAGCCGGTAACGTGTCAAGATTGGTTGGCGAACAACTACAGAAACAACTGGATTTCTTGGAGCAGAGTTCTGCTGCTTCAGGTATTGATTATAAGTTTACCACAGTTTTTGAAGTATTGGATGGCGGCAACGGTGCTAACACTCCGATCGCTCTTGAAACCTGGACTATCCTGGGTTGCTATCTACAAGGCGTCAACTACAATGATGCCAACTACGGATCCGGCACTGAACCCATGACAGTGTCAATGACCATACGTTACGACAATGCTCTGCAGACTCTTACTGGAGCAGATGTTGGTGTTGGCGCAACCATACCGTTGACGGTCAATAACGTAGCCACAGGCTAATCTTCAATGGCTTTTGGTCAAGAAAATCTTCGACCATTTCCACCTGGTGAAGGGTTGCGTGATTATACTCACGCTTCTAAAACCTTTCGAGCAGGCGGCTATGACTTGGCGCCGCGCACCAAGTTCTTATTTTATGTGTACTTCAACTTAAATACCAACATACCTGCTGTGGCCAATCTCACATCAGGCGGCAAAGGCAGCACCATTGGTCTTACTGTGAAAACAGCGCAGTTACCGGGCTACACGATAGATGTGGCCACCATGAACCAATACAATAGAAAACGTTTGGTCCAGACCAAGATTAACTACAATCCGGTGCAGATAGTTTTCAATGATGATCACAGCGACTTGGTGCGCAACATGTGGTACCAATACTATCAGTACTACTACAGTGATCCGGTCTATAGATATGGCAACACTCCTAACCAGTCTGGCACCTTGGGAGAAATCAGCACCGCACTTAGTGGTTTCAGTTATTCTAGTAACGACACTTATCAAAGCAGCAGACCTGTGCAAAAATGGGGTCTCAATGGGCAAGGATATACCAATCCTACCTTGCAAAGTCTGGCCAGTAGCCTGCTGACAGGACCGGCCAGTGGTCAAGAACCGTTTTTCCGCGACATCACGATCTATGGCATGAGTCAAAAGACCTATGCTCAGTATACCATGATCAATCCATTGATCACTGACTGGACTCATGACACACATGATTATGGTCAGGGCAATGGCATCATGACTCATACTATGAGCATACGTTATGAAAATGTCAAATATTATTCAGGGGCAGTTGGTGGCGCCAACCCCAGTCCTGTGGTTTCTGGATTTGCTGATCCTGCCAACTACGATGTGCAAGACAGTCCTATCGCGCCTCCTGGTAGTACCGACACAGTGGAAGTACAAGGTACTATCCGACCCAGCCCAAGTGGCAGCAAACAGGATCTACAATCTTTGGCCACAGGACAGAACACTCTGCAGAATGTGATAGGAGCAGTAGGGCAGGCTCTGGTGCCTACAGCGGCCAGTTTCTTGAATGGCCAGTTGGCAGGGTCCGGTGCATTGGGTTCCGCAGTGGTAGCAGGGCTTGGAGTTGCTGCTGGCATAGGTGTACCTGGCAGTATTGGGCAAGTACCCAATGGTTCTGGTGGCATGAACTTCCCTACACCAGCAGGCGTAGATGCAGCTACCAAACTTAAAAATCTTATCAGCGGAGGTTAACACATGGCCTCAGTCAACGCTGTCAACAACAAAACCGATCTTACAGTACAGATCTTTGATAGATTTTATGGATATCAACAACAGGTACCAGTGGAGGCCTACGATGCTGTGCTGAGCTATTTCAAATCGGTGTTTGATTCGTTAGAGGCCGCTGGTAACTTCACTGTGAGCCTGTTTCGTATTAGCCAGGTATCTGGCATACCCGTAATGACCTTGTTGCAACAGTTTCAAGGACTCAGCGCACCTGAGATCAATCTTACCTTGGCTTACTACCTCAATGGTGTAAGAAGTTCCAGCACGCTGCTGGGAGTCAACACACCCACACAACCCAACTATTATGTGGCCAGAAACATCAGGAACTGACACATGGCCAACTTTCGGCAAGGCATTTATACTGTAAAAAATCCTGTCAAGTACGTGGGAAAAAATACTCCCAGATACAGATCTGGTTGGGAACTCACATTCATGATGTTTCTTGACACCAATGATAACATTCTGCAGTGGGCCAGCGAAAGCATTAGTATACCTTATCGTAATCCCATAACCGGAAAACAAAGCATGTATGTGCCAGATTTCTTTGTTACCTATCGCAGCCGAAACAACACTACTCGTGCTGAGCTGGTAGAAATCAAACCCAAGAAACAAAGCATAATCGAAAGCAAGGCCAGTGATAGAGATCGTGCTGTGGTAGCTGTAAACTATGCCAAATGGGATGCAGCCACTAAGTGGGCACGTCGCAATGGGCTAACTTTTAGAGTTATCAACGAAGATCAGATATTCCATCAAGGCAATAAAAAAACCGGTAAATAGGGTATGCCTATTTTCCTTTACAAAAAGACTCACAAAGACACAGGTCTAAAATATCTTGGCAAAACCATTGCCGGCGATCCCTACGCTTATCCAGGTTCCGGAGTGACATGGAAAGTGCTCAATGGTAAAAGAGTTTGGGTAGAAGTATTATGACAAGGAAATTAGAGGAGCTTTTTGACCTACCACCGTCTGGGTGCGACAGCGAAACCGCCGACGAGCCCACTACTATTCCTGCCACCCAACTGGCTTTGCAGGAGATAGATGCCACTATAGACAAGATTGATCAAGCCCTACCTGCTGTGCGAGGGCTAGACGCATCAGATGCTGAAATGGATGAACTGGCCACAAAAGCCCAAGAAACATTTGACAACTTGATGGATCTAGGATTCAATGTGGACAGCAGGTATGCCAGTGAGATATTTGCTGTAGCAGGAACCATGCTGGGACATGCGCTCACAGCCAAAACTGCCAAGCTCAATAAAAAGCTCAAAATGGTGGATCTACAGTTGAAAAAACTAAAGATGGATCAAGACCAGGCCAGCAAGGCCGGTGACGAGCCCATGGAAACAGCACACGGACAGGTGCTGAGCCGCAATGATCTTTTGGAACGCCTGTTGTCCAGCAGAGATCAAAACAATGGCAAAGCATAAATATCATATAGGAACACAAACATGAAAAAATTTCAAGAATATCTAGCCGAAAGCCAAAAAACCTACAACTACAGGATCAAAATTGTGGGTGATGTTGAGCCTGCTGTGATCAAGGCTCTTGAGGAAAAACTCAAGCAGTTTGATCCTGTAAAGGTTTCGTCTGTTAAGAAAACACCTATCCAACTCAAACCTGCAGACTTTCCAGCACATGCCAATGAGAGTGTGAACAGCATGGATTGTGAGTTCCGTTATCCAGCCATTGAACCACAGATACAACAGATCGCTCAGTTGTTGGGTCTTGATCCCAACCGTATCCGCATGTTGACCACAACCTATGAAGATAGTCTGATTGATGAAAAAGAAAAGATTGAAGTAGAAAACAAAGATCTACTCACAGACACCGATTATCCTGCTCCAGATGCAGAACAAAAAGCTCTCAGCAAAGATTATTCAGCAGATCCTTACCAACATGCTGTATTGAAGAATGCCTATCGCAGCGAGTTCACCGTAGCTGGTGGCAAGACACCTCCAGCCGAAACCACAAATGATTTGCCTATGGGAGTCAAGAGTCCCATGACCAATGTCAAACGTCCGCCACGTCCAGCCACCGGCGCCAACCCAAGAGGATAACAACATGGATTTTTTTCACAACCTTAATCGCAAACTCGATCAGATCGCGAGCAAACCCGACAATATCAAGGAGACTGTGACCGAAAGCATAGGCAGCACTTCTGGATTCCTAGAAGGTTCGACCGGTGACTATTCTGCCAAGAAGGCACGTGCTGGCAAAGACATTGGCAAGCCTGGCAAGATGTTTTCAAAGATTGCCAAATCAGCTGGCGAACGTTATGGCTCCAAAGAGCGTGGCGAGAAAGTGGCAGGCGCTGTGTTGGCCAAGCTACGCAAAGGCGCCAAAGAAGCCATTGATCCCAGCCTGGAAGAAGCTGACATGGAAGAAGGCAACGAGTTTTCAGGTGCATTGGCCAAGGCCAAGGCCTCTGGTGCAAAGAGTTTTGAAGTGGATGGCAAAGAGTATCCAGTCAAGGAAGGCGCCAAGCCCGACTACATTGACCTCGACAAGGACGGCGATCGCAAAGAAACCATGAAAAAAGCTGCCGCGGATGCCAAGAAAGAAAAAGTAGAAGAGAAAAAAGAAAAAATATTGTGGCCAGGTTCTCCCGAATACAAGGCCAAATATCCAGATGAGCTCCGCACTGGTGAAAAGAGAAAATCCTCTACCGGTGGAGAGATTGAAAAAACCGCCACTGGTATCCGGCACACTGCCAAGGCTTACGATGATGAAGAAGATACTAAGGTCGACGACGGCACACCTAAAAAACGTGGTCGTCCAAAGGGCAAAGATAAAGGACCTGAACGTGTGACAGCCAAGGCTTGGAAACACAAAGGTGGCCGCAAACAAAAGACTGAAGAAGATCTTGACACCGATGGTGTGATGATGAATAAGCCTAGCAACATGAGTAGTGAAGACATTGAAGTTGATAGCATAGCTCTCACAGACAAAGGCGAATATGATCAAGAAGGTGACATGGCCAAGGATCAACTGCATACTTTGACCAAGGCCGCAGAAGAGTTGGCCAGCATTCTTGATGATGACCAAAACTTGCCAGAGTGGGTTCAAAGCAAGATTACCAAGGCTTTGGACTATATCAAGACAGCCAACGACTATATGGATCAAGAAGCACATGATGCCGATGAACCCATCGCTGAAAAAGCCGTGAGTCAACAACAACAAAAATTCATGGGCATGGTACATGCTATGCAAAAAGGTGAGAAAGTCAAAGGCGCCAGCAAGGAACTAAAGAAAGTGGCCAAAGAAATGCCCAAGAAAGCTGCCAAGGATTATGCAACCACCAAGCATGCAGGCTTGCCCAAGAAAGTCAGCGAGACCGATTCTGAACCCAAGGCCGCCAAGAGCAAGAGCGGGTATCAGTTTGGCAAAGGTGTCTATGAAAGCCTGGATCAACAGTTCAAACAGGTGTTGAATGAAGGCATGAACATCACAGTGAACATGGGGCAAGATGAAAACGGTCAACCCAATAAGAATATCACTGTCAGTGCTGATGGAGACGACGCTGAAGCATTGGCCGCATTGTTGAAGATGGCCGGCCTGCAAGAAAAATCTAGTTGCGGTTGCGGTCAGACTCCTTGCGGTTGCCAAGAACTAGATGAGAACTCCCCCGATTGGCCCACAAACACTGAGACCTCTGATGATGCCATGCAATATTCAGGCGGACTCAACGGTCCTAAATCCACAGGACAGACCACAGTGCCTGTGATTGCCAGCCAACTACGCCGCCAGGTATCCATGGAAGAATCAGTGGAACTTGAGCGTAGCCTGTTCCAACTTTATCAGAACTACAAAGTCAAATGAAAACTCTAAAAGAATACATCGTTGAAAGTGCCAAATGGATGGAATCGCCTGCCGAAGGTGACACCTTTGCCATTGAGTTACCCGATGAAGTACTGTGCGAAACCTATATCATCGAAGTAGCTGACGATTGTATACTATTAGATTCAACCGAAGAAATCAACCGTGCTTTGGCAGAATGGGCCACATTGGAGGACACCGACGAAGGTGATTCAGGCGTGATCATGGAAACCATGGGCTATGGTACTCTTGTTGGTGAAGGCTCAATGAAAGATCTAGCTATCGAGCTAGAAGATTACAAACGTATGAGCCCACAACAGTTTTATTCTGCCTACGGTCAACGCAAAGCCGATTGGGCCATGGCAAATCACGATCTTTTGATGAAACACAATCTCCAGGTAGACTTTACTGGCAAAAGCGGGTTTGATTATACACGTAAACCCAACATGGAAGATCAAGATGCGGCTACAGTTGCAGCAAAGGAAGTGGCCATTGATACAGCACAGCGCATGGCCACAGACGAAGCTGAGTATCAGGGGCGTAAAGTTCCCTTGGGCAAACCCATGCGAGGCGATGTGAAAAAGTTCAAAGTCTATGTCAAAGATCCTGCCACTGGTAACGTTAAAAAAGTAAACTTTGGTCACGGTGGCACCTCGGCCAAGCGCCTGGGTCAAAAAACCATGAAGATCAAGAAATCTAATCCCGCACGCCGCAAATCATTCCGTGCTCGTCACAACTGTGACAACCCAGGACCAAGAACCAAGGCAAGATATTGGTCTTGCCGTGCATGGTAATAAGGAAAAACAACAATGGCCGCAAATGTATACACAAGTCTAGCAAATGCCACAGTTTACACTGATAAACTGCAGATCTCTACCACAGCCAATGCTGTGACCTATCAGGTCTATGCCACAGCACTAGGCAGCGCGGTAGCTGCTGGCAACATATACTCAGCGCCTATCAACATTCCGGCTAACACTGTGTTTGAGGTCTATGCCGGAGCCGGCAACAAAGTCACAGTCACAGGTACGCCATTCACTGCCTTGGAACTAGGCACCGCAAGTTCAGCTCAATCAGGTGTAATCGGCGGAGGTGCTTAGTCGTGCGAGCCCAAGAGTTCGTGACAGAGGCTAAGTCTGGCAAAATAGGTCGTCGTAGACAAAGTGCCACACGAGGCCTAAACAAATTTCGCGACAGTGAATTCCAAGATCGTATCTATGAACTCAATCGTGTGATGATGGCCGCGGCCTGCAGTGACGGAACCACACCCATTAACATGGATGGCGAGTCATGGGCTGGTCGCTACAACACAGCACATCCTTATACCGAAGTAGAACAACGCATGTTAAAACAGGCTTTCAAAGCCTGTGGATCAGAGTGGGAAGACATCAATCGGGGCGACATGGATTCTGAAGAGTTAAAAAGCACCAATACTCACAGTCCTATTCAAAGTTTCAAAGGATATCCTCGATGAGAGCTCGAGAATTCATAACAGAACAACGTGCAAAACTGCCAGTTGAAGCATCTGCACCCATGCATGATACCTATATGTTGCCTGGTCTGCGTAACAATGATGCTTATCGTAGTTACAGATTTGGTGTAGCTATGGCACGTGCTCGAGCTGACATTGGTGGAGCTGGCAAAGATTTGCCAGCCTGGAACTCAGAAAGTGCCATGGGCATGTATGGTATTGTTTCGGGCTTTGACGAAAATGTAGATCCTGTGATTGATCTGGCACTCAAAATGACCGACATACCTGGTGGCAAGATTCCGGTAAGTTCAGATGACAGTGAAGAACCTGCTTATGTTGATTCAACTAGTCCTATAAAACCGTTCAAAGGATATCCGCGATAATGGCCAATCCGCCACCACCATATGATGATTTGACTGGTATCAGTCGCACTGTGATGAAAGACAATGCGCAGGAGACTGTGACTAACTACAACGGCAATGCTAGACCTGCCGAAATGACTGTGAACATCAACACCAATGAAATCTACATTGGCAATGCCACTGGAGCACTTACAAAAGTAATACAGGCAACAGGAGCAAATGTTTTCCTTGGCAACGTGCGGGTGGCCAACAGCACCGCAGGCTTACAAGCCCTGTATTTTGATCCTGCCACCGGCGAGATCGTGCGCTACCAGCCCTAAACTAAATATAGTATTATGGCATTTCCAGAACCAACCGAAGTAGCACCGTGGTATCTACGTAATATCACCCAGGCTCTTGAGCTCAACACAGCCACGGGTCAGGTGTTTGTGCGTACCAACGCCACTGTGGGAAATCTCACAGTGGGCAATGTCAACGTGGGCAATGTTGATATCCGGACACTGGGCAATGTAGACATCTCTAGCAATACTCTACCGGTCACAGTAGAATCTGGCAACATCACAGTGTTCCAAGGTACAACACCTTGGTCGGTCACAGGCAATGTCACCGCTAACATTTCGGGTGGTAACGTAACCACATCTATAACTGGCACCAATCTTGATGCGTTTGGTCGCCTGCGTGTTTCAAATCCAGTTACATTGTTTGACAGTCAAAACATGTATGTGGATGGCGGTCAGTTTTCAAATGTAACAACCACTGGAGGAACTATAACCTATGTGGCCAACGAAAGCAGTTTTAATCTTGCTGTGACCGCGGCCAATGGAAGCAGTGTGATCACCCAGGCCAAGACCACACAGCCTTATCAACCAGGCAAGAGCCTGCTGACCATGGAGTCATTTTGCTTTGCCACCTTGGCCGCAGGATGCCGCCAACGAGTGGGCTATTTTACCGACAACAACGGTGTGTATTTTGAAGCCGATGGCACTACTCTGTATCTTGTGATCCGTAGCAAGGCTTCGGGCACCGTGGTCGAAGAACGTGTGGCACAGGAAGACTGGAACACCAACACTCTAAAAACAGCCACCAGCCCTAATCCGTCGGGCTACATTCTCAACCCGGCCTTGGTCAACATATTCTGGTGTGACATAGAATGGCTGGGTGTGGGATCGGTGCGTGCTGGCTTTGTGATCAACGGTGAATTTGTAGTGTGCCACACATTCCAGCATGCCAATCAAAGTGGCAATGTCACGGTGTATATGACCGCGGCCACACTCAATCCCAGATACGAGATTACAAATACCAGTGCCACAGCAGGTGCCAGGACCATGAAACAGATCTGCTCCACTGTGATTTCAGAAGGTGGCTATTCACCAACCCCGGCCATTGGTTTTGTGGGCAGTGGCATCCAAGCCACCAGACTGTCCACAGGCAACGTGTATACCAATCTGGCAACCATTCGACTGAATCCAGCCTGTATAGATGCTGTGGTCCTGCCATCCCAGATTGATCTCTTACTCACAGATGTGCAGTATGGTTCCTGGCAGTTGGTGTTGGGTGCCAGCAACGTGGCTGGTCTGACCTATGCCAATGTCAACGGTGGTGTGGTCCAGGCCAACACCAGTCCTGTGCAGATTGGCGATGGCACCGTGGTCTATGGCGGTGTAACCAGCAGCCGAGATACATTTACTGTGGGCGAAGATATTGCAAGACGCTTACAACTGAGTAGACACGCTAATGGCACACCAATAACTTTGACCTTATGTGCAGGATACAACAACAACAATGCTGACCTTATCTGGAGATTTGGTTGGAGCGAAGTAACTAACTAAAAGAACAATAACATGAAAAAAATCTTTACCTTCTTATTTTTAATTCCTTGCTTGGCCGTGGCACAAAAAACACCACAAGGCGTGACCTATGACGCACAGATTGTTCGAGTGAATGATGGTGACACAGTTGTGATCAGTGCGCCGTTTCTTCCTAAACCGCTAAAGCCAGAACTGGCTGTGCGTGTGTTTGGTGTAGACACTCCAGAAAAAGGACATCGTGCCCAGTGTGACAGTGAAAACCAGCGTGGTTTGGCCGCCAGCGAATTCACCAAAAACGCTGTAAAGAGTACTAAGAAGCATCAAGTGATTCTCTACGGCTGGGACAAGTTTGGTGGACGTGTGTTGGGAGACATGATCCTGGACGGTGTGAGCCTGAGACAAGAACTTATCCGCAACGGCTTTGCCCGTGAATACTACGGCGACGCCAAGCAGAGCTGGTGTCAATAATACATCTACCAAAAAACGTTGGTTAAATAGAAACATGGACGATTTCTATTGTGCAGCCCCTTGGCGGGGGTTGCATATCAATCCTCGTGGTGACGTCAAAACCTGTTGTGCAGGTAACCCCAACATGCTGGGCAATCTCAGCAAAAAAAACATTGAGCAAATACTCAACAGCGATCTCATGGTCGAAGTCCGACAAAGTTTATCTCAAGGTCGTCCACATGCCTATTGTTCCAACTGTGTACAAGCCGAAAGATTTGGCGCAGATTCTGAACGACGTTGGCACAACAACGTAAATCCTGATTTTGATTACGCCACTGCCGGCAATAACTATCATTATCCTGTGATAGTCGATGTACGCTGGAACACCACATGCAATCTAAGTTGCAACTACTGCGGCGAGTTTTGCAGTTCTAAATGGGCCAGCATCAAAAGCATACCATTCAAGTCCGGGGCTAGACCTTACTATGATGCGGTGTGCGACTTTATCGGACAACATCAAGAACACATACATGAAGTGGCTTTAGTAGGCGGAGAACCATTGTTGTTGCCTGAAAACGAAAGATTGCTGGATGTGATTCCAAAAGATGCCATAGTGACATTGATAACCAATCTCAGTGTGGAGTTGGAACGCAATAAAATTTTCCGTAAACTACAAAATCGCAACAAGGTAGGATGGTCATTGAGTTTTGATAACATAGGGGCCAAGTTAGAGTATGTGCGACATGGAGCTCAATGGAATCAAATCAAACACAACCTTGAGATCATCAAAGATCTTTTTAAGAATCAAGGACAATGGGGAGGTATACATGCTGTCTATAATCTATACAACGCCACTAACTTTTGTGAATTGCGAGAGTTTGCACAACACATGCAGATGACCGTGCTATGGCAAAATCTTTTCCAGCCCGAGTATCTTGATCCTTTTTTGTATGGAGCCGGTGTAGCAAAACCAGCTATGAACGAAATAGAAAAGTTCTATCGTATGGGCGTGGCTACCACTGCTGAGACTCAGTTTTTTCAAACTGCATTTTCTACATATGAGCAAAGACTGGCAACGATTCCTGACAGCAAAATCATCAATGCTTTCCGACAACACATCCAAGATATAGAACAAAAATATCATCCAGATCAACAAGGAGTATTTAGAAATCTTTGGCCCGAACTGGCCGATTCCTTGCTTAAATAGTCACATGGCATTAGAAAGCGTATTGATCAAGGCTCCACATCGTCGTCAGACATTCACTGACGATCAACTGGCTGAGTTTGTGGCCTGTGCTGATCCTGTGACTGGTCCTATGTATTTTATGGATCGTTTTTTCTACATACAGCATCCTACCCGCGGCAAGATGCTGTATCATCCTTTTGACTACCAAAAACGCCTGATAGATACCTATCATAACTATCGTTTTTCAATCTCTATGATGCCACGACAAACGGGTAAATCTACATCGGCTGCTGGCTATCTACTGTGGTATGCCATGTTTGTGCCAGATAGCACAATCCTGATTGCCGCACACAAATACACAGGTTCACAGGAGATCATGCAACGTATCCGTTATGCCTATGAGTTGTGCCCGGATCACATCCGTGCTGGTGTCACAAGTTACAACAAAGGATCAATAGATTTTGAAAACGGATCAAGAATAGTTTCGGCTACCACAACAGAAAATACCGGTCGTGGTATGAGTATATCGCTCCTGTACGCAGACGAGTTTGCGTTCGTGCGACCCGGCATTGCCAAAGAATTCTGGACTTCTATTTCGCCTACATTGGCCACTGGTGGTAAGGCTATTATTACCAGCACACCCAACTCGGACGAAGATCAGTTTGCACTGTTGTGGAAAGGTGCCAACCGATGTGAAGACGAGTATGGCAATCCCACAGATCTAGGTATCAATGGATTCAAGGCCTATCGCAGTTATTGGAACGAACATCCAGACCGCGATGAGAAATGGGCAGCAGAACAACAAGCTCAACTAGGCGAAGATCGTTTCCGCAGAGAAATGGGTTGCGAGTTCATTATCAATGACGAAACCTTGATAGCTCCGGCCAAGCTTCTAGATCTACGAGGGCACGAACCTCTATATAAAACAGGTCAAGTGCGTTGGTATCAGAAACCTCGAAAGGACCGTACCTATGTGGTGGCATTGGATCCTAGTCTGGGCACAGGTGGCGACCCGGCGGCCATACAGGTATTTGAAGCCACTACCACTGAACAAGTGGCCGAGTGGCGGCATAACAAGACCACCATACCGGAACAAATCCGAATACTGGCTGACATCTGCACGCATCTCAATGACACTGTAGATGACCCACAAAAAATCTACTACAGTCTTGAAAACAACACCATAGGCGAGGCTGCGTTGATATCTATAGCAGAATATGGAGAAGAACGCATACAAGGATATTTCCTCAGTGAGCGCGGCAAAAATCGTCGAGGGTTCAACACCACTAACAAGCCTAAACTCCAGGCCTGCAACAAGCTAAAGACCTTGATTGAACTGGGACGTATGAAAATACGCAGCGCTAGCCTAGTCAGTGAGTTAAAAACTTTTGTAGCACATGGCGTGGGCTACGCTGCCAAGCCCGGCGAAACCGATGATCTAGTCATGAGTACTATTCTAGTGGTGCGCATGTTGCAGGAACTACAGAGCTATGACAGCGATATCAATAATCAACTGCGCGATCACGGCGATGTGATTATACCGCCCATGCCCTTTATAGCAGTCATGCGCTAAATAATGTATTATGTCTAATATAACCCCCGCTCGTAAACTGTTTGATCTGCTAATCAGCCGTGATTTTGATCCAGAAATGCTGGATTCTGCAGGCCGTGCCGCTGAAGATCCCAGTGACACCGAAATATTCAGTTTTGATTTCCGTGCAGAATCCGGAAGAGACTACGGAACCGTGGTCATAATGCTGGGCAATGACAACAATCTCGAAGTGTATTGTTCCGACAATGTAGGACGAAACATGGAGGGGTCCGACAAAGATAACTGGTTTGATTTTCTAGCACAACTCAAACACTTCGCCACCAAGAACTTTATGGAGTTTGGCATCAAAAATCTCAATCGTTTACGTTACAGCATGCAAGGTCAAGCCGCCATCAAAGAAGGTCTGCTGGAATCCTGGGCCGGGCGACGTGACGTAAGCTGGAATGCAGGACCCAACGAAAGCCGACTCATGATACGTCACAAACGTGCTCTAGGAGAAGGTGAAGCTAGATTCCGTTATGTAGAAAGCCTGTTTATTGAAACAGCCGAAGGCGAACGCTACAAGTTACCATTCCGTAATCTCACAGCCGGCAAGGCCATGTTAGAACATGTACGAGCTGGGGGTCGACCCTATGATGATCGAGGACAACACATCGCAGAGATGGTGCAAGAACTTGGAGTGTTGGGTAGATTCCGTAGAGCCAATCAAGGTCGATTGCTAGAAGGTGATACCGCGGCATTGGTAGAAAAAACTGAAATTTACCACGAGACCCTGAAAAAAAATCTCAAGAGCCTGACCACTCGCACCGGTTATAAAAACTATTTTGAAAACTGGAATCCTGAAACACTCACAGAAGAATCTGCGGTGATTGACGGACTCAAGCATTTGTTTGTCACACAAAGTATCGATCAGAGGATTGAAGATGCATTGCCACTGATTGCTCGAATCCAACAACAGGAAAACGTCATGAAAGAAGCTGAAATATTTGAATCCTGGGCTGATCAGCTCATGGAAGGAACTTGGCAAACACCAGACACCCCGGAAAAACAAACAAGGTTAGTAAAGTTACTGAGCACGGATCTTCCAGTGGGTGCCGATGCTACCAATGCTACAGAACAACTGTATGATTTATTAGGCGATGACATTCTGTTTGATCAGTTGCACGACCTTGCTGCCAGCGATGCCAATGCAGATGCACGCCAGATTGTTTTGAATCGCATGCAAGAATTGTCTGATAATCCCGATGTGTTGAAAGTGATTACCGATCTCAACATCGACGCCACTGCCACAATGAATCCTCCTGAACAGACACCAGCTGATCTAGAACCCACAGACGAAGCTGTAAAAGATCCTCGCACACAAACCGAAGATCCTGCTGGCACGAAAGAAAAAGCCTATCCAGAATATGCTCAAGATCTGACCAACATACTCCGACACGCCGGCGTTCCGGCCAAAGAACGTGCGGCTCCTGACTATGAACCAGAATTAGACGAAGGCATCTTGTCCGGCAAAGATCTACCTTGGCAACAACCAGGACAATCAGCACTGACCAAAACCATGGTCAAGGACTATGAAAAAGACATAGTCAAGCCTGGTCAAGCAGTGTTACAAAAAGCCAAAGATTTGGCCAAAGAACGTGGTCAGCAAAAAGAAACAGCCAATCCAGGTGTGACACCGGCCGACATAGATGGTGTTCCTAAACAAGAATTAGATGAATTCGCTCCTTTGGCTGCTGCTGTTGGAGGTGCACTAGGACGTGCAGTTGTAGGCAGTGCTGTTAAATCTCTCGCAAATAAAATATCTAACAACAACGAACTAGATGAAGAATGGTATGCTCATGATTTTGACAACTGGCAACAAGATGCCAATGCTAAAGGATTAGACATCATACATGCTGAAGCTGATGAAACCGGCAACAGTCTGCAGGCTTATCATGCTGTGGATAAAAGTGGAGCCATAGTTGGTCACTTTGATGGCAACATTGGTAGCGGTGTGTTAACCAATTCCCCGGAAGACTATCAAAAAGCGGTGGCCGTAGATGAAGGATTTAGTCAAAATGCATATGATGCCTACACCAAAGATGTTGTTGATTATCGCTCTGGAGTAGCTGGTGCTAAAGAATTGTCCAAAATGGCAAATCCGTTGGACGAAGGACGTTGCAACATGACCGAAGCTGGTAAATCCTGCCCAGTGCATGGGTTGGAAGAATGTGGACTTGAAGAAGGTTGGAAAGAAAAACTAGCCGCAGCAGGCCTAGCTGGTGCGCTGGCTCTAGGTGCTTCTGGAGCTCAAGCTCGAGTCATGCCGGGGCAAGATCCTAACGTCAACCGACTCACAGGAGAACCGATCACACAACAGGCCGCTGACGTTAAGCCTCAAGGATCGTCGCAAGGATTTAGCAAAGAGTATCTGGAAAAAGCTGCCAACCCGGATCGTGTAGGACGTTTCCTAATCAGTGTGGAACAAGCACAAGAGATGTTGAAACAAATGGACGATGCCTCTACTACCCAGTTGAAGTTACGACCTTCCATCAAAAGATCTGGCACTCCGGTACAACAAGAAGGCTGGGGCCTTACTGCTGTGCCTACAGCAGAATCCAAAGATCCGGTTTTAGAAAGGTTTCAACAACTGGCCGCCATAAAATGTAGTTAGAGCAACCGCGTCATAAATACTCTTGACGCTACTCAATCTAGCGTATATACTGTCATGGTGTATGCGCTTTTTTGTTCAGCATCACAGGCAACTAAAATCTAAATCTTTAGATAGGCAACACATAGTAAAACTTTAGAAAGGCAACTTAACTATGGCATCTTTACAAGAAATTCGCGCAAGACTAGCCGCTAGCGAATCCAAACAAGGCGGACAATCCACAGGCGGTGACAACTCGATTTATCCACATTGGAACATGGACGAAGGCCAAAGTGCCACTCTGCGTTTCTTGCCTGATGGTAATTCAAAGAACACATTCTTTTGGCAAGAACGTGCTATGATTCGCTTGCCATTCAATGGCATCAAAGGTGAAGCAGACTCCAAACAAGTCTATGTTCAAGTGCCATGCATGGAAATGTGGCAAGAGACTTGCCCAGTGCTCACAGAAGTGCGTACTTGGTTCAAAGACAAGAGCTTGGAAGAAATGGGTCGTAAGTATTGGAAAAAACGCAGCTACATTTTCCAAGGCTTTGTGCGTGAGAATCCACTCAGCGACGACAAGACTCCAGAAAATCCCATCCGCAGATTCATCATTGGTCCTCAGATCTTTACTTTGATCAAATCTGCACTCATGGATCCTGAGCTGGAAGAATTGCCAACTGACTTGCAACGTGGGTTGGACTTCCGCATTACCAAGACTTCAAAAGGTGGTTATGCTGACTACAATACCAGCAAGTGGGCCCGCAAAGAAACTGCACTCACTGAAGCCGAACAGGCCGCTGTAGACAAGCATGGTCTATTTGACTTGAGCACATTTTTACCCAAGAAACCAACCGAAGCCGAAGTCAAGGTCATCAAAGAAATGTTTGAAGCATCAGTTGACGGACAGAGCTATGACACCGAACGTTGGGGACAGTACTTCCGCCCAGCAGGGGTCAATGCACCGGCAGGTGGTTCTACTACAACAAATTTTGTTGATGGGCACGGCGATGTACGTGAAGTTGCCAAAGCCGCACCGGCTCCTGTTAGCTCGTTTGACGACGAAGATGATGCTCCGGTTGCAGCCTCCGCACCAGTTGAGGCCAAACCAGCTACTCAGAATGCCAATGACATTCTGGCCATGATCCGCGCAAGACAGAAGCAGTAATCGTTGAACAAAAGGGCAAGGGTAACACCTTGCCTTTTTTCACTATGGCAAAACTTGTCTGGAAAAAAACCGGCGATTTCATTGACTTGGTTCCTGTAGACCCCGAGGTCTACGTATACTTTGTTGAAAACTTGGATCGCACAGGTCAAAATCATTACAGCCTTCCGGAGATGTATCTGGATACTCTGGCAAATGACTTGATCAACGATCTGACCACTGTGGATACATTTTTTCAATCCAAGTTTGATATAGAACCCTGGATAACACACAGCATCGATCCACTGGACCAGACACAGTTGAATCATTTCCATAGAGTCTGGGTAGATCTGCATCTGCGATATCCTAATGTTGCAGTATTGAGTGACAAGATCATGCCAGGCATGGCACAACGATTGCACAATATTAACAAACTGATACACAAGTTAGAAGAAAGTTTTGATTGGTTAGATTGCAAAACTCCAAGTCCTACAACGAATTTTCCAAATCCATTTGGAGCTCGAATATTGGATTTTGGCACGGCATCGATACAGATCGATTACAACAATCTAGGAAGAACCACCTATAACAAATGGAGAAACTTTGACACCGATGTAGCTGGCACCGATACCAATGATTTCAAAGAACTCTATACCTGTATCATAGTGTCTTTGAAACGACCCAGCAGAGCATCGGCACCAAAAGAATATGTGACCTGGGCTGATCGGCATAATATACAACCACATGGTAGCACATTGAATCTAGCACAGTTTGACAAACTGGAAGAAAATTTGCTAACATATAGAAAACTGATTTACAAGAATTCTCGCATCACAGAAAATTATTTTACTCTAAAGGAATAGACAACATGGGCAAGCCATTTGACGTATCAAAGTTCCGTAAGGAAATCACCAAGAGCATCGACGGATTGTCGATCGGTTTTAATGATCCCACCGACTGGATCTCAACCGGAAACTACGCACTCAACTACCTAATCTCAGGAGACTTCAACAAAGGCATTCCGCTAGGCAAGGTTACTGTGTTTGCCGGCGAGTCGGGCGCAGGCAAGAGCTACATCTGCTCTGGCAATATCGCTCGTAATGCACAACAACAAGGTATCTTTGTTGTGTTGATTGACACAGAAAATGCTCTCGACGAAGACTGGCTCAAGGCCTTGGGTGTGGATACCAGCGAAAGCAAACTGCTCAAGATCAGCATGGCCATGATCGACGATGTGGCTAAGACCATTTCAACGTTTATGGCTGACTACAAGGCCTTGCCCGACGGTGAGCGTCCCAAGGTCATGTTTATCATCGACAGTTTGGGCATGTTGTTGACACCCACAGATGTAAACCAGTTTGATGCAGGCGAAATGAAAGGCGACTTGGGTCGCAAACCCAAAGCACTCACAGCGTTGGTGCGTAACTGTGTAAACATGTTTGGTAGCTATAACGTGGGCCTAGTATGTACCAATCATACCTATGCCAGCCAAGACATGTTTGATCCTGACGACAAGATCTCAGGCGGACAGGGCTTTATCTACGCTTCAAGTATTGTGGTGGCCATGAAGAAAATGAAACTCAAAGAAGACGAGGATGGCAACAAGATTTCAGAAGTCATGGGCATCCGTGCCGGCTGTAAAGTCATGAAAACACGCTATGCCAAGCCTTTTGAAGGTGTACAGGTCAAGATTCCTTATGAAACAGGCATGAACCCCTATTCAGGGTTAGTTGACTTGGCAGAGAAAAAAGGTCTGTTGAAAAAAGATGGCAATCGTTTGATGTTTGTGACCAGCGATGGTGAGATCATCAAACAGTTCCGCAAAGCCTGGGAAAGCAACGAAGAAGGATGTTTAGACAAGCTCATGGCTGACTTTGCGAATCAAAAAGAAACGGTAAGTACTGAAGAAAACGCGGAGGAATAACGGATGTCGACAGATTTAAGTCAAGAGATTTGGGATGAGTTAAAACGCTATATCAATCCACAGGATCGGTCTGAAGCAGCAGAAACTTTGGTCAGTGTGTTGATCGACAATGATGTAGATGCCGATGAGATCAAAGATGTGTTCAAAACAGATCCTGAGGTAAAACGTGCATTGACCAGCTACCTCAAAGATCATGAAGAAGCCGATGAGGAAGAAGAGTACGAAGAAGATTTTGACGAGGACGACGATTACTGATGTGGTACAGCAAGGTCGTAGCTGATCTAGGAAACATACCAGACTTCATAGCACACTATGAGCGTGAGCTTGACGCGGCCAAACTTGAATGCCGCATTGGCGGGCTGATTGAGAAAAACATCACAGCGTTGCCCGGTATTACAGAACATCGTTTCAATCAACTGCAAGAGATTGAAGCGGTTTTGAACTATCTCAATATACAACTCAGAAAAATACGCCGCAAGCACTTCCAGAAATATTTAGAAGGTTACGCTCGAGCTCTAGCCAGCCGAGATGCTGAAAAATATGTGGATGGCGAAGACGAAGTCATTGATTTTGAAACCATAATCAACGAAGTAGCTCTACTACGTAATCGCTGGCTGGGTATCATGAAAGGTCTGGATACCAAACAGTGGCAAATGGGGCATGTGGTGCGTTTGCGCACAGCAGGTATGGAAGACATACAGGTATGAAATTCATACGACCCGGCGACAGCCATCGTCATAGTCTACAAACTCTCAATCAACTGTATGAGTATGATGATTTTATGGCCAGCATCCGTAGCATGGTTGATCTAGGGTGTGGTGATGGCGAAGATCTTGAATGGTGGGCCACAAGAACCACACGTGATGATTCACCTGAACCTTTGAACATACGTTGCACTGGTGTTGATCTAAGATCGACACTGCCCATTATCCAACCCTATCTTAATGCCACCTATGTATCACAGAACTTTGAAGATGTTATAATACCGCATCCGGGCGGGTTTGATGTATTGTGGTGTCATGATGCTTTTCAGTATGCTATCAATCCCATAGAAACTCTCAGTCGTTGGTGGCATATGACCAGTGAAGGTGGTATGTTGGCCTTGGTCATTCCTATTACACAGTCGGTACATCATCGACAGATTTCTTATGTGCTACCCAGCGGTTGCTATTATCATCATACCATGGTCAGCCTGATCTACATGTTGGCCACATCTGGCTGGAACTGTTCTCAAGGGTTCTTCAAACAAGAGCCTACAGATCCATGGATCCATGCAGTAGTATACAAAAGCAACATTGAACCCATGAGACCACAAGAAATCACATGGCATCGCTTGTCTGAACTAGGATTATTGCCAGAATCTGCACAGGCCAGTGTGTACGCACACAACGCTTTAAGGCAACAGGATCTGGTGGTGCCTTGGATTGATCACAGTTTCCGCAGCATGGCCTTATGATCAATGACGTTGAACAACGTCAAGGTTGGTGGTGGCCTCGAACAGATCAACGCTGTTGGGATTACATGCAGACTCATCCAGATGTGCCTCAACTGATCACAGAATTTGTACCCGTAGATCAACGACGTGTGGTAGTTCAAGCTGGTGGCAACTGTGGATTTTATCCACGACAGTACGCTCAATTGTTTGACAGAGTGTATACCTTTGAACCCGACTGGCTAAACTTCTATTGTCTTAACCTCAATGTGCCAGACTCCAACGTAGTCAAGATACAATCTTGTTTGGGAGACATACATCAAACAGTTGGGCTCAGCATCAAGAGCGTGAACCGAGGTAAGAACTTTGTAGATGGTGCTGGCGCCTACCCTGTGTTGCGTATTGATGATCTTGCCTTGGATCAGTGTGATCTCATACAGCTAGATATCGAAGGCTATGAATATTATGCATTGTTGGGCGCAATAGATACCATCAAAAAGTTCCATCCAGTGATCACTGTAGAGGTCTGGGACCAACTCAAAAATCGATTTGATCACAACATAAATCAAAAACTTGATGACTTGTTAAAGTCCCTAGGTTATGACCTAGTCAAGATCCTGTATGATAGTGACAGAATATATCAACATCGAGCATGAAAAGTTATATCATCCGACTCAAACAACATGAATTCAGTTCTGACATAGCGCAACAATGTGTGAGCCGCGCCCAGCAGTTTGGTCTTGATGTAGAGTTTTTTGACGCAGTCACTGGTAAGCAAGCTCTAGAGATATTCCAACATCACGGAATACAAAAATATCCACACAAACTCAAAAGAAACACAGACGGGGTGCAAGGATGTGCCTGCAGCCATTACCTATTATGGAAACAGTGTGCTCAAGATCAGACGCCTTATCTGATACTAGAACATGATGCTTACATGATTCGTCCCTTGCCAAACATGTTGGACAAGTTTGATCATGTGCTGAAACTGGATCCTTGTGATCCGTTTGCACCCACATATGATTATGACACCGCACAAGATCATGGCATCAATATTGTACGTTATGATACTGGATGGGGTTACAAAAAGAAAGCGGCTCCTTATGGTGGCTATTTCAGAGGTGCCTGGGCCTATATAATCAAACCCAAGGCCGCGACGATGATCACACAGGCCATGGCTAACAACGGATGGGTGCCAGCAGACAAGCAGTTTGGAGAAACATTGTTAGATCTAAAAACCACGATGTCTACAGTGTTTCGTATACATCCTACCTATAACAGTGCCAACATTGAGCAGTTGAGCCTAACACGTAACTTATGATCAAATATGCCTTTGCCCGAGACATTGCTGGCGAGCATGTGCGCTGGTCTCTCGAACCTTGGCGCCAGCGAGGATTGACCATATTTGATCGTCTGTGCGATGTGCCAGATAGTTATGTGGTAGTAGTCAGCCACTTCGCTCCATGGTGGAACCCTTTACAACAATACATAGCCGAAGGCCGGCCTTGGATAGAAATCGAATACGGCTACTGGGGGCCTGATTCTCCTCGCCGAGAAACACGCCGAGTGACCTATCGTGGGCATCATAATATGATTATGAGATCTGTACCTTACAGCCGCACTGATCTATTTCCACTTCCTGAGCATCAGCCTTGGAGAACCACCGCTGGGGATTATGTACTGGGAATACAGCCAGTGGAAGAAATCTTGCAACAACGCACCGGAGAAAATCTCCAACAGTTTAGGCAACGCCTGACCAACTCTATACGTCCTTATTGGTCAGGCGAGATACGCTGGCGCAAAAAACGCGGCGGCGCAAAACCTGGTCGTTTTGACAGTTTTGTAGAGGAGTTGCACCGGGCACACGCTGTGGTTGGAGAGCGTACCATGGCCTGTGTAGAAGCATGCCTGCTGGGGGTACCGGGCTACACCACGGATTCCAGCATGACCACTTTATTAGTGGGCGGTATAGAAAATCTAGCCACTCCGATCTGCCCGGATAGATCTGCTTGGTGGGAGCATATTTGCTGGAGCCAGTTCAATCGTGCCGAGTTTGATACTGCTGTACCAGCAGATCTAGTAGAACAATATCAGATAGCCGATCATTAACGGCGTATAAATATCGGCATGAAAAAGATTGTTTTAGTAACCGGCGGCTTTGATCCTTTGCACAGTGGGCATATTGCCTATTTTAACGAAGCAAAAAAACTAGGAGACATCTTGGTAGTAGGAGTCAACAGCGATGCTTGGCTCACACGCAAGAAAGGCGCACCTTTCTTGCCACTGCTGGAACGCACTAACATCGTGCGCAATCTGCACATGGTCGATTATGTGATAGATTTTGATGATTCGGATGGCTCTGCTCGACGTGCCATTACCATGGTTCGTCAAAGTTATCCCCGAGACACCATTGTGTTTGCCAACGGAGGCGATCGCACCGACAACAACATTCCAGAGATGGATGTAGCCGATGACAATGTGAAGTTTGTGTTTGGTGTGGGAGGATTCAACAAAGCCAACTCCAGTTCATGGATTTTAGAAGAATGGAAAGCACCTTGTACCAAAAGACCTTGGGGATACTATCGAGTGTTACACGATGTGGCAGGCACCAAGGTCAAAGAACTCACAGTGGAGCCAGGTCAAAGACTTAGCATGCAACGTCATCAACAGCGGGCCGAGCATTGGTTTGTTTCGGAAGGCACAGCCACAGTCTACACCATTGACAGAAAAAGTGATGCTGAACTCTTGGGAGAGTTTGGTACACATCAGCACATACATATAGATCGTGGCGAATGGCATCAACTGTGTAATCTCACGGATGAGCCTTTGCGGGTGGTAGAAATACAGTACGGCGATAGTTGCGTGGAAAATGACATAGAAAGAAAACCATGACACCTATTCCAATTTTCATAGGGTATGATCCTAGAGAAGCAGTGGCTTATCATACCTGTGTCAACAGTATAATCCGACATGCCAGCCAACCAGTGGCTATCATGCCCTTGGCATTGAATTTGTTTACCGACTACACAGAAACCCACACTGACGGATCAAATCATTTTATCTATTCTAGATTTCTAGTACCTCATCTCATGAGTTATCTAGGATGGGCTATATTCATTGATGGAGACATGATCCTACGCGATGACATCGTGAAACTTTGGAATCTCCGAGAAGGCAACAAGGATGTCATGGTAGTCAAGCATGATTACAAGACTCGCATGCCAATAAAATATCTTGGTTCCAAAAACGAAGATTATCCACGCAAAAACTGGTCGAGCGTGATCTTGTGGAACTGCTCATCTTGGCCCAACCGGAGACTCACTCCAGAATTTATACAATCGGCTACCGGAGCACAACTACATCGTTTCTCTTGGGTGACCGATGATCGCATAGGTGAATTGCCCATTGAATGGAACTGGTTACCGGATGAATTTGGAGCCAACCCTGATGCCAAGCTGTTGCACTATACCCTGGGTACACCTTGTTTCCATGAGTTTGCTGACACTCCGCAAGCAGAGGAGTGGCACAGAGAGCACATGCTCACAGATTACTGTCTACAACGCACACAAAAATGATTGATCACCCCGATCAAGTGTTGTGTATTGATCGCAAATCCCCGCACAGCACAGTTGACCCAAGACAGACGGCATTTGTCAATAGATTTGCTGCAGGATGTCATGGAGTAGTGACCAGTCTTATAGAGGCCCGCAGTGCTCCTTTGTCCAATCCTTGGTGCATACGTGGCATGAAATATGCGTTGGCAGTGGCCGAATGCATAGACTCCAAACGCACATTGTACTACATCGACAATGGGTATTTTGGCAATCAAGACAAAAAAATCTATTTTAGAATCATCAAAGACGATGTGCATGACACTCGGCCCATTATAGCTCGAGACCGAACAAGATTGGATCTTTGTCAGATAAATCTAAAAAAGTTTACCACTGGAAGAAAAATCTTAATAGCCCCGCCCAGTGCAAAAAGTTTTACCATGTGGGCCATTGATCAGGATCAGTGGATTCAAGAAACTATGGACGAAATCAAACGTCACACAGATCGGCCTATTGAAATACGCATGAAACGTCCTAGGACTGAACGCTTGGCTGTGGATACCATGGAGCAGGCTCTAGCAGATGACATACATTGCCTAGTGACCTACAACAGTGTGGCAGCATGTGAAGCCATAATGCTGGGTAAACCTGCCATCACTTTGGGACCAAATGCAGCCTGTCAACTATCATCCCATCGCATTGAAGACATAGAAACACCCCACATACCTTCACTAGATGAACGCGAAGCATGGCTTCGCCATCTCAGCTACAGTCAGTTTACGTTTGATGAAATGAGCAACGGATACGCCTGGCGTATTCTAAATGAACGGTAAGAATCGCTGATAGATCGCACCGGTTGCGCTTTCCTCGTCAGTCCAGTGTGCAGCGCTGAGATCGTGCAACCATTGTGTTCTATCTGGCATAACTGGTGATTCGATTTGATTCAAGTCTTGGTTGGCCACAGACCAGGCCACACAATCATCATCAGTGGCAAACACAGGAATACCAGCCAACGCTGCTGCTACACTGCTGGAACTGTTGCAAAATACTGCTGCCCAAGCTCCTGCTAGATCTTGTTGTAGACTGCGACTTGGTGCACTTTGGCTTACTCCCGACAATGCAGTCAGCTCTTTTAGGTCCATGTGATGTTTTGGGTGTGGACGTATCACAATGGGTCTGGTGGTAATGGATCTCAATCGTCGCACAGTCTGCTCGGTCCAATGAGTCATATCCGTTCCTTTCATTGACCAACCTCCGTCGCGTTGTAGGCACACTAATATATGATCTCCACGATCTCTCCAAGGGCGTAGATCAAGTTCCAGATGTTGTTTTATGCGGTGCCATTTAGAAGCATCACTGTTGGTGTTGGCATAGTTGTTGGTGTTGTAAAACACTCCGTCAAGACTGTAGCGTAAAAAATAACTTTCAGGATCTGCAAACTTAAAACAACTGGCATCAACAGGCATGACATGATTGCCTGTTCGTCGTTGATGGTCTATCACATTCTGTCGTAGTTGTATGTGTGGTCCACGTATGGTAGTACCAACCCAACCCAGTATCACAGCTAATCTACAAGGTACTACCTGTGTCTGTGTTTGAGTCAACACCCGAGCACCTTGAGCCTGGGCACCAGTAACAAAAGCTCGCAGTACTTCAACTTTGCGATTGCGGTCAGAGATCCTGGGTAAACTAGAAAGATAAACTACAACATCATACATGATAACGTTTTGTCAACTCCAAGGCAGTTCCGTCAAACATTTCTTTTTTGGTGAATTGGCTGTAGCTCAATGCACACAACCAGTTACCGATGGACCCACGATATAGGTCATTGATGTCTGATATTCGAGTGCGAGCCACAGATTGTGAAATGTGTTGGTTCAATGTGATGACAGGAATCCCGGCCCATACCGCTTCTATGGCAGAACAACTGGCATCGACAACTACACAATAATAATCGGATTCTCTTAGATGATTGTAAAGATTGTCACGAGTTTTACGATCAGGATTCTTGGGTCTAAACACCACTGGTCGATTGGTGTGTAACTGTAGTTCTGCCAGCACACGATGCTTCCATTGTTCTAGACTGGTGCCAAATAACTGATGATGAGATTGGCTGTTTTCGATAACTAAAACAGCCTCACCGTCGCGCCTCCAAGGTGACGGCATGCTGGGCAACAGATGTAATCTATCAGCAGGATAGTAGATTTTTTTGCCTAGAGCATGGTGTATATGATTGGCTACCAGTCTATGAAAAGTTTTGGCACCAGTTAAAAAGTTGGTGTAACCAGTATCAACAAACCAAAATGGTAACTGATTGGCCATGCGATGTTGCAACAATGTTTCGTTGTTGAGTATGTTTCTTATCAATACGTTGCGATCGTCTGGTATCGGATCTCCGGAAATGGTCCATATTGGATCATCAGTGAACTGGGGAGCAAGATTTTTTATAAAATCTTTTTTAGAAGACTTGAGATACAGATCTATCAGATATTGATGATCTATGCCCAGATCATCGAACTTGTTAGCCAACCAGCGGATCACAGGACGATATTTGTTTTTGTATGCTCCAACCACTTCGTCTTTGTAGCATTCGACATCCTGTCTTAACAGTTGATTGACTGTGGCAAAATCCACTTCGATCAGTCCAGATTTGACCTGTCGTAGTTGCATCTTGTCAAGGTACTGGGTGGTATTAGCCCAGGAAGGTCGTAGTTGGTTGAGATGTTCGGATATGAGCTGTTTGGCCAACCCAACCACGGCCTCTTCTCGGTTCAGTACAAGATACATTTTACCAACCCAAGATTACGTCGTTTCTTATACGGTCTAGCTCTCGTGCGCCCCATTGCTTCAGCAGATCTACCGCTTCATATTGTGTAAAACGTGTTATGCCAGTGTCTTTGTGCAGTTTTTGTTCCACTACCATGATTGGTCGATGGGTCTTGATGGTCTGTTCTGCGCCTAGCAGTATGTTGTATTCAAATCCTTCGCAATCAATTTTGCAATAATCAAACTTGGGCAATGCCAGAGCATCCAGCCGGTGCATGGGTATGCTTCCTTGACCTCGGCTGTCTAGGTTCACATGACTGTGTCCGGTGTTTTCTGCTGTGATGTTCATGTCTATCATGGTATCTTCATTGCCCAATGCACATTCACGTAGATCTAGATTGTCTCGAGGTACATTTAGTTTCAAGCATTGTCTAAAATCAGCTACAGGTTCAAACGCAATGACTTGATCAAAGTACAAAGACAAATCTCTACACCATAGTCCTACATTGGCACCAATGTCTACAGCGATGCCTCTATTGGGAGTGAGTTCAATACTACGTCGACGCACAGGCTCTTGATATACTGCACCACCACCTTTTTTGATATTTTTGGCTAGCATTCCTGCGAAGTGGGTGTCTTGGTCAGGAAACCACCATCCGTGAGCTTGATACATGTTATCGTCTTCCTTTGCTTAACACCTGAGACCAGTAAGGGTTGTCTTGATGCATGACTACTTCTTTGGGTTTAGAATGTCCTTCATTCTTTCGATCTCCTTTGACATGGTCCATATATCGTCCTAGTTCTGAATTTATAAAAGGATGCCCGGCCAGACCCTTGTCGTTGACACTGGGATTTAGATTAAAAAACTTGTTGTGATTTTGATATCTTTTGCGTACCACGTCCCAGATATAACTGTCGTGCCATTCTCGTTCTTCAAATATTTTATCAGTGTTATACATGCTCACAAACTCCTTTATGAAGTTTCGTGTCTGTGCGTGATCTAGATTGTAACCTACCCAACCGCATTCGCTGTGATAACGTTCGCCGCGCCCTAGATAACTGATCATGGCATCCGAGGGACAAACAGTTTCTAACCATAACAGCGGCACCGGAGCATGAGTGTGGGTGTCTGCGTCCAACCAAATCATGTAACCACCGTCTAGAGACTTTTCACACAAGCTGACTGAAAATACTTTGTAACAGAATCTCACTGCATTCCATCTGAATGCTTTTTTTGGATTCCAGGTTTCGGCAGGTCCAGCTTGACCATGTGCCAGCGGGTTGTTTCGGTGTCGTTCCACAAAGGATCTAAGATTTGGGCTCACGGCCAATAGATCATATACATGAGTATTGGACCTGGTGATACGAGGCTGACAGTTTTCAGCGCAAACTACAAGATCTACTTCGGCAGGCCACAGGCGCTCAAAAGTTTCTATCATGCGCTGACCGTATTGTTTTAGACCTGATTCGTTGAAGGAGGTAACTACAGTATATTTCATCCTGGATATTTAGTGATCAAATCAGTGGCCTATTTTCCTTTGCAGTGTGCTCAAAACAGCGGTCCAGTCATGACGGCTGTATTAGATTCCCTGCATCGCGCAGGTATACACGCCCAAGAAAACAGCCGGTCTTCAGATGCGGCTATAATATGGTCGGTACTGTGGGCAGGCCGCATGGCCCCAAATCAAGAGGTATGGAATCATTACAGACAACTCAATCGGCCTGTGATAGTGATAGACGTGGGTGCCTTATATCGAGGTGAAACCTGGAAGATAGCTCTGAACTCTATCACAGCCCAGGGCTATTATGGACATACCGAAAACCTTGACTGGGATCGCCCGCGTCGTTTAGGCATAACAGAAGCTGTGAACTTTACCAGAAATCCCAACATCGTGATCGCAGCACAGCATGCTCAAAGCCTACAGGTGGCTGATCTGGTCAGCGTAGAATCATGGATAGTGGAGCAGGTGGAAAAACTTAGGAAAGTCACTGACCGACCCATTGTAGTCCGACCGCATCCTAGAAGTGCATTGAACACAGCCAAACTGGCAAGTTTGCCTGGTGATATTGTTATTGAACAACCTAAAAAAATCATCAATACCTATGACAGTTACAATCTAGTATTTGATTGTCACGCTCTTGTCAATCACAACTCAGGCCCGGGAATACAGGCTGCGTTGGCAGGTACCCGTCCCATAGTGGATACCAGCAGCCTGGCACATCCTGTGTCGATCTCGATTCAGGATATTGACAAACCTTACAACATAGATCGACACCAATGGTTGGTTGAAATTTGTCACACCGAATATACCTTAGAAGAAATCAAACAAGGCCTATGGCTACAACGATTACAAACTCAACTGGACCTATAGACTGCGCCTGTGTGATACATGGCACAGCCTATGATTGGACCTATGTAGAACGTCTGCACAACATGTTGAGTAGACACATCACTCCAGGTATCCGACTGCATGTGTATACCGAATCAGAAAGACCAGTTCCTGCTCCTATGATCAAACATGAGCTTGAACCCTGGAATATAACTCGGGCTCGTCGCGGATGGTGGTACAAGATGCAGATGTTTAATTCTGCGCATCACTCTGGTCCGTTGCTATATTTTGATCTGGATACCGTGATAGTCAGCAACATTGATTGGATATGGCAACAACCATTGAAATATTTCTGGGCAGTGCGTGATTTCAAATACCTCTGGCGCCCAACACATACTGGTATCAACAGCAGCGTGATGTGGTGGGATACTTCAAAGTATCACAAAGTTTGGCAAGATTTTTGTCAACAGGATCTACAACAGATTATGCGTCGTTATCACGGAGACCAAGATTATATCACCCAGGCGGTGGCCCAGAATCAACGTAGATTTTTACCTCAAGAACGAGTGCTGAGTTGGCGATGGCAATGCCAAGATGGTGGTTATGATTTCCGGCGCCGTCGAGGGCACACACCGGGCACAGGCACCACGCTCACCGACATGGCCAGTGTTCTGGTGTTTCATGGCAACCCCAAACCAAACCAAGTAGCAGATAAATTGGTACAAGCCCACTGGTGCTAATAAATAGAATCCAGGAGACAACATTGATAGAAAACAGAACTTATAGATTTTATGGTGTCGGGTGTGGTGTCACTCCGGTGTCGGTTACTGCCACAGTGGGTGGTGATCAAGTATTTTCCGGCACGGTGCCCACACAGGATATCGATATCAAATCGCCCCCGTCGGCCAGCGAAATAAGAACAGTATTGTTTGAAATAGCAAACAGTCGTGTCTATGGAACTCAGTTTCAAGGCAATGTTCCTGTCAAGTTGGAGGTCTCTGGTGGGGATGGCATAATCCTGGGGTACATAGAATCAAACTGGTATTCTGGAAAAAGGAAAACAGACACCAAAGCAGGACAACCGGACAAATTCAATCTATGTTATTACGGTGTTCCAGCCAACAGCGAAACTACCACAGATCCCAGATCTAGCGTGACTATCAATGGTGAAATCCAGGTTCCGCCCATGGTACCTTCTACCGGGTGTTGGAGATGGGTAATACCCACTCCTTGTACCATCACTCACGATTGGAACATTGGTATAGGACAAGTTGGCGAAGTGTTGGGAAATATCGAATATTTTGCCGGAGACAGTTCCACTACTACGTTTGCTCTGCGTCAAGTGGTTCGATCATTGGATGACATTGAAGTTTCTTTGATATTAGAACCTTATGTACCTCCTGCACAGTTTGATACTCCACTGACTCCGGGAGTGGATTACACAGTGTCCGGCAACATGTTGACCTTCACAGTTCCACCACCGCCACCGCCTATGCCCGAATATGACGGCGTGCGAGTGACCTACAAAACCAATCAATAACCCTGCCAAGAGCAGGGTTTTTCATGGTTGACCAAAAATATCCATTTTGCTATACTCTAAACATGATAAGAAACATTTATCTCCGCCCCCGGCAGAAATCCAGGGTTTGTTGCACAAAAACAACAGTAAAGCCTAAGCCCGGGACAATGGATATCCATGGTTAGTACCCACTAACCTAGCAGCTACAAGGCGGTTGACAAAAAAACACCCATTTCGTATAATAGTATTATTAAAACAATGCACAAAGGAGCTAGTTGTATGTCAACAATCATCATCAAATCAGGCAGTTATCGCAACAAACCCGTGATCAATGTGAGTTTCGCTTTGGTCAAGGATTTTCAAACCGGTGCCAAAGGGGGCTATGTTACAGTGAAGAGCGATGGATACTTTGGACCCGATACGCCGGATGTGGTGCGTATCAAAGTAGACTCAATCGAAGATATTGAGTTTACCTCTCAGTCAGCGGGCTCCTCACGAGTTACCGCAGTGACCACGCCAGTGGAAACCGACGACGAAGTCATGGATCGTATCGAACAACGATTCAACATCCTGGAGCAAATGACCAAGGCCACTATATCAGGTGACGTCCGTGCCATGATCGTTGTGGGCCCTCCCGGAGTTGGTAAAAGTTACGGTGTAGAAAAACAACTGGAAAAATCTGGCTTGTTTGATCAGCTCAGTGGTCGCAAGATCAAGTATGAAGTGATCAAAGGTGCTATGACGCCGATTGGACTCTACTGCACATTGTATAAACATTCAGATCCCAACAATGTCTTGGTGTTTGACGACTGTGACTCGGTGTTCCAAGATGACTTGAGCTTGAACATTTTGAAAGCGGCACTGGACTCAGGCAAGAAACGTAGAATCTACTGGAACTCAGACTCGGCCATGTTGCGCCGTGAAGGTGTGCCTGACTGTTTTGATTTCAAAGGTGGCTGTATTTTCATCACCAACTTGAAGTTTGACAATCTGCAATCGAAGAAAATGAAGGACCATTTAGAGGCCTTGCAGAGTCGTTGCCACTTCTTAGACCTTACGCTCAATACCATGCGCGACAAGTTCCTGCGCATCAAACAGATTTTCCGTCAAGGTCAGTTGTTCAATGACTATGACTTTACACCCGAACAAGGTGACGAAATACTCAACTTCATGGACGAAAATAAGGATCGTCTGCGTGAAATGAGCCTGCGCATGGCGCTGAAGATCGCAGACTTGACCAAGGTCAGTGCCGAAAACTGGCGAGCTCTTGCAGTGACCACGTGCATGAAAAACTCTTAAACGGTAGCTCCTGGGTGATAGCAATATCACCCATTTTACACAGGCACTTCGGTGCCTGTTTTTTTGATCTTGCTCGAGTAAATATGTTATACTAAAGCATGATCTTATCTATTGATCTTCCAGAGGTGTCATTGAAGTTTCGGGTATTGGACACACCCGTGGCGGGTCTTTGGGTTGACCGCATGCAACACCGCATAAACTGGCCTTTGGATGACCCAACTCGATTCTATGGATTCAATGATCCTGAACAAGACACGCAGTTTGCATTGACCAAAATCAATCACTGCATAGATCAAATCAAACAACGCTATCCTGGAATCACACGAGGGCCAGTTACGCAGGTTCATGACCAAGACAGCCTAAACTACTGGCATCACATATTTGAAACACGTCATGGATTGCTAGGGCAAGAAGATCTCAACGATCCTTTGACAAGTGTGTTGGCCGAGTTGAACGTGGCTGTGCATCGTTGTGAAAGCGTGGCCCGCGGTAATCATCCTAGATTTGTCTGCACTTGGTATGGCATGCCCAAGATCAAAACACTGCCCCTGGAGTTAATGGGCGAATACGGCACCCTGTCACCTGAATTTGGTTCTGTGTGTCTGAACTATGCCGAAATCGGCAAGACTCTTGAGGATCTGTCGCAAGATCGTGATAACTACATCAGTGATCAAGCATTCCGGCCATTCTGCCATTATTCCGCAGACTTTGTAGTGCGCATGTACGAAGAACCCAAATCAGTGATTGATGCTAGATTAGCCAACATGAAAACCTTTTATTCTCAACACCAAGATTTTTTCTTTGAACAAGGCTACACACAGTTCGATGATCCTAGACTGTTGCCTTTGAGATTTCCAGTGGCGCAGTTGATAGAAACTCAGCCCAGGTCACAGTTGATACAACACATAGCAAAACAACAACACATTACACAGGTCACTTTAGAATGAAAAAAGCCACCATCGTCATACGAGACGAAGTCAACATCAAGATTGAAGGCCTTGAACTGGATGCTCGTCGCAGTTGTGTGAACGCATTCAAATATGATGTACCGTATGCTAGATATCTGCCCGCGGTGCGTCTAGGCAGGTGGGATGGCAAGGTCAGCTATTTTCAGTTGGGTGGTAGCACCTATGTGAACTTGTTGCCTGAAATCATACCCATACTTGAAAAGTTCAACTATGACATTGACTTGGATGATCAGAGAGACTATGCTACAACATTTGAGTTCCAACCGGTTACCGAAAACAGTTACAGCCACATAGACTGGCCCAAGGGTCATCCTGCGGCCGGAGAACCCATGAAGCTTCGCGATTATCAAGTAGAGATTATCAACAACTTCTTGGCCAATCCACAATGCCTGCAAGAGGTAGCCACTGGTGCAGGCAAAACTGTTATGACCGCGGCACTCAGTGATGCTGTCACAGCATATGGTCGTAGCATAGTGATCGTGCCCAACAAGAGTCTGGTCACACAAACAGAAAAAGACTACATCAACATGGGTCTGGATGTGGGTGTTTACTTTGGTGACCGTAAAGAATGGGGTCGTCAACACACCATCTGCACCTGGCAAAGTCTTAACGTGTTGCTCAAGAACACAAAAAATGGCACTGCCGCCGATGACTGCACCATAGGCGAGTTCATAGAAGGTGTGGTATGTGTGATTGTGGACGAAGTACACATGGCCAAGGCTGATGCGCTCAAAACACTGCTCACAGGGGTAATGAGTCGCATACCCATACGCTGGGGACTCACAGGAACCATACCCAAGGAAAAGTTTGAAAGTGTAGCCTTGCTTGTGAGTCTCGGGCCTGTGATATCCAAACTGTCAGCATCGGAACTGCAGAGTCAGGGCGTGTTGGCTCAGTGCCATGTCAACATCGTACAGTTAGAAGACCATGCCGAGTTTTCTAACTACCAAAGCGAACTCAAATATCTCTTGGAAGAAGAAGGCAGAATAAAAACCATCGCGGACTTGGTGCGACAAGTAAATCTCACAGGCAACACTTTGGTGTTGGTAGATCGGATCGCCGCAGGGCAGGCCTTGGTTGATCAACTGGACAATGCGGTATTTGTATCAGGTGCAACCAAAGCCAAAGATCGTCAGGATGAATACGACGAAGTAGCTGTGGCCGATGGCAAGATCATTGTGGCCACTTATGGTGTGGCCGCTGTAGGGATCAACATTCCCAGGATCTTTAACTTGGTGTTGATAGAACCGGGCAAGAGTTTTGTGCGGGTGATACAGAGTATCGGGCGTGGTATCCGCAAAGCCGAAGACAAAGATCATGTGCAGATCTGGGACGTGACATCAACTTGTAGATTTGCCAAACGGCACTTGACCAAACGCAAGGCCTACTACAAAGAAGCCAACTACCCGTTTACACAAGAGAAACTTCCGTGGAAGTAAAGGTTGCACTTGCCAAAAAACGTGTTATAATCATAGTATGAGAATACTAACATTAGACAACCGACCATTTGAACTTGATCATCTACCCGAGGAAGTAGATGACATGCGTTTCGCTATATTTGACAACTCGGATCCTAAAGATCCCGATTATCACTATATTCCTTTGATATTCCTGGAAAGTTTTACGGCACCGGCCCTGGTATTACGCATTGGCGATCACAGGATCAAGATGCCAGTGGATTGGCAGGTCTTGATTGGAGAACCCGATCTAGGAGATCTAGAAATGTTGCCGTTAACATCCATTAACGATCGTGGATTCAAGGCTTTCCAGTTCAATCCTCTCAGTAGTTTCCGTCCCAGCTTCCTGGACGTAGAAATCATTGATGTGTATCAGGAAGTTACCTGGTATGCTCCCAAACTAAAAAATGGTCAGATGTTGTGCGTTCCAATCAATGAAAGCGAACAACCAGACTGTGTGTATTTCGTCAAAGACATCAGTCGCAACTGTGAAATAGTAGACTACAACAAGGCCTGGTGATATGCAAATCAAATACAATGAACATGACATTGGTGGAGAGGTTGTCAAAGACAACGAAACCTACTTATTAAAAGACAATAAAACACTGAACAATCTAGTGTTGAGTTCGACTAGATTGTATCAAGGACAAAGCACTCGTGGACACAGTCATGCAGGCCAGGAAGAAGTTTATTTCTTTGTACAAGGCACAGGTGTCATGATCGTGGGCACAGACAGATTTGTAGTAAATCCAGGGGATGTTGTTTTGATTCCTGATGGCGAGTTTCATCGCGTGTGCAATGATGGCGAAACAGATCTGATTTTCAACTGTGTGTTTGATGGCAAACGGAATCACTGATTTACATGAGCGATAAGTTAAACATCAACAATGAAATGCGACAGTTTGATCTCAAAAACAGATCATTCTATGATGAGCTTACCCCCGAAGAACGCAAGAAGTTTTCAACATTCCTTATGATACGTTGGGGATCCAGCATACAGGCTTCACGTGAACTGCAAGAGTACTATGTGCAGAGTACCAATCACTATCTCAACAAGAACTTCTTTTCCTTGAGCCGACATCCCAAACTACAATGGCTCATGGCCACCGCGGTCAGTCCTGGGTTGGGCACACACAGACATCAATGGATTGCTCCCAAGAAAAAAGAAGGCGGTGACTCGGCCATAAGAAAACAGTTGGCTGAAATGTATCCACATCTCAAAGACGACGAACTAGATCTGATGGCCAAGATTACCACCAAAAAAGAAATCGATGAATATCTGAAAGCATCGGGTGCAGAAAAGAAGAAATGACCTACGAGTGTAGATACTGCAAAAAAAGTTTTGCCAAAGAAACCAGCCTGACTGTTCACATGTGTGAACCTAAACGGCGATTCCAAGAACAAGACGAGCGTGGAGTACAACTGGGATTGCATGCCTATCTCAAGTTTTATGAACTCACACAAGGCAGTGCTAAACTAAAGACCTTTGATGACTTTGCTGCCAGTCCTTACTATCGTGCGTTTGTAAAATTTGGCAGGTATTGTGTGGCAGTACGGGCTATCAATCCTGCCAGATTTGTAGAGTGGTTGTTGAAAAACAACAAGAAGATTGATCACTGGGCACGTGATACCATGTACACAGAATATCTAGTGACTTATCTGCGACTGGAGAACGTCAACGACGCTCTGGCCCGAGCCATGGAACATGCCATAACCTGGTCAGAAGAAACCGGCAATCCAGATAGAGATTGCCTGCGCTATGGCAATACCAATGCCATGGTCTATGCTGTGACCACTGGCAGGATCAGTCCATGGATAGTGTATAACTGTGAGTCGGGTCAAAAGTTTTTGCGTGAGTTAGACAACACGCAGATTGCCATGGTATGGCCTTACATTGACTCAGACTTTTGGATGAAAAAGTTCTCGGACTATCCAGCAGATCAAGAATATGTCAAGGATATCTTGACTCAGGCAGGGTGGTAATGAGCACGATTATTCTAGGCAGCAATCACAACAATACCGCTGAGTATTACCAATACCTGGGTCTATCACCCAGTCGTTTGATAACCGCAACAGAACACGATTATGATCCTGGACATACCAGTGTACAGGACATTGATGACTTGACAGTGTTGGAAACTGTGTTGAGTCGCGCCGACCAGGTGTATTGGGCACATCCACACATCAGTGAGTTCAGTGACAGTGATTCCTACTATGATTTCATGGATTGGTTGAAGGACTACAATCTACGACATCACAATCTACAGAATCTAGAATCTGTGGTTTTTGATCCCTATGGGTGGAATCAAAAATTTGAACCAACAGCCAACCATGCTGTGTTCTTAGGATGCAGTTTCACCGCAGGTGTAGGACTGCCAGACCCTCACACCCACTATGCCCACCAGGTGGCCCAACATTTTGGCAAACAACTGATGAACTTGTCTGTGCCCGGGGGCAACAACAGCCAGATTTTTGACAGATTCACACAGTTACGGTGCTGTGCCGGTCAACTGGTAGTGGTGCAGTTTACAGATCTGGCCCGCATAAACTATTGTGATCAGCACAAAAATCTATCATCGTTGTTGTTCTCTACTACCAAGATGGACAAAGATCTACATAGATCTCTGTTGGAAGTTTACCATAAAGACTTTTTGTTTTATGAGTTACTTGTTAAAATAAGAGCCATGGTGGCCCTGGCTCAAGTCCAGAGATTGAAATTGGTTTTTTGGTTGTCAGACTACAAGAATCCCACGCTGTATTCGCGATTGGATCAGACCTATTTTTATTCTATGAAACAGTTTGTTCCGGCCAGTTGGATCAAAAACTATCTAGTAGATTTTGCACAAGACGGACTCCATCCTGGAGTACAATCAAACAAAAACATCGCCACAGCATTGATACGCTATATTGAAACTGTGTACAAGGACCAATGATGCAGACCGATATTGATATTGATTTGGCAGATAGAGAACAAGTGTTGGCATTGATACATCATACTCCGGCACGGCAACTACATCAAGGACAGGTACGTCGTCACAACAGCGGAGTGTACGTCACTGACATACCTCAAGATCCAGTGCATGGTTGTGCCAGCCTGGACTATGAAGAGGCTGAAGAACTTGGATATTTCAAAGTAGACCTTTTGAACATGTCGGTGTACCAACTGGTCAAAGATCCTGCACACTATCAAGCCATGTTGAATCGTGAACCCGATTGGGCTCGGCTGTGGACTGATCCGGCCTGGGCACAACAACTGGTGCATGTGGGCAACTACACAGATCTGCTGAAAAGTATGCGTCCAGATTCGATACCACGCATGGCTGCATTTATCAGTATCATACGTCCGGGCAAGGCACATCTACAGAATCAGTCATGGGATCGGGTGTTTGCTTCAGTTTGGGATGGAGACAACAGCCAAGGATTTGTATTCAAACACAGTCATGCCATCAGTTACGCGGCCTTGGTGGCACTGCACATGAACTTACTCAGTCAAGACGCCGAACCAAAGTAATACTTTTACGTTTTGATTTTTTACGGGCCATTTCGCTGAGGCTGCACACGGGCCCGTGCATGATGGTAAGATCTTTGTTGGCAAAGGTGCGTAGATAAGGCCTAAAATCTTCCCAGTCATCTTTGAGGAATATGTTTATGGGCACAGCCCGATTGCTTTCCCACCACCAGATATTGGCCAACTCCAGGAACCTGCGTTTTATTTCCAAGTCTTGTATGGCTCCAAAATCGTAGATGGTAGTGATGGCATCATCTTGATTCTGTACGATACCCACGTATTCTGTGCTGGCGTACACGCACAGAGTTATAAATGGGTATTTTTCAGCGAGTTTGGCAAATAAATCGTGGTTCATATCACGTGATATTTACCAGACCGTTTTCATGGTTGTTTCTAAAGTTACTAAATACTCTGTATGTACTCGACCCAGGCTTATGTTTACCAACAAATCACACAAGTGTTGCTCATGGACACTGGTGCGGGCGAAACTTTTATCTATAGGTATGATCCTGTGTACGCAAAACGCTTGACTATAAACAAAGGTGTTGACAATGTGTTGTTGTTTGAGTTTATCAATCAGCAAGAAAAGCCAGTGAACATCACCGGTAGTACTTTTGTTTTCCGTGTGATTGACACCGAAAGCAACAAGATCTTGATACAAGAACCCATGGTCACGCTGAATGCGCCCACAGGTCGGGCTAAGGTCACATTGACCAGCGAACAACTGCTGGAAGTGTTGGCACAGCCTGCCAACTACAGCATCAGCAGGACCAGCGGCAATCTAACCGAAGCTGTGTTTGTTGATGCGCAAGCAGGTGCTCGGGCACCAGTGGACATCGTGGATTCAGTGTTGCCACAGCATGTGCCCAGCAGTCCTCTTACCATACCTACTACCAAACTTTCGGCCCAGATCAGCGTGGAAGGATCTGGTTATGAAAATTGGCCAGCCAGTCCTTATTGGGCCGGCAACCCTAATGGCGGCAGCTATTGGAACAGCTATTTGAATCCACAGTATTTCAGCAGTTTTATTGAACCCAGAAACTCTGTGACCACGGTGCAGATGGATCTAGTGGGCTACACCGGGACCATCAAGTTCCAGGCCGCAGAAAACTATCAGAGTATTTGGTACAATGTCACAGAAAGCGTGACTTATCTCAACAAAACAGGAACCATACATTGGAACGTGATTGGATGGTATCCTATAATCCGTGCCTGTTTTGATAGCAGTTTGTTCTCAGTGCCAAACTACCCTACCCCATCGCCGGCATCGGCCTATGCTGTGTGCAATGACGGAGTGGTTACCAGCATTATTATGAACAACAACGGCACAGGTTATCTGGCACCGCCCAAAATCAACATTGTGGGCACCGGATCTGGTGCCACAGCCGAAGCCATATGGGATCCGGCCACAGGGTCTATATCTGGAATCACTGTGACCAATGGTGGTTCTGGTTATTGGCGGGTACCAAACGCCATGGTCAGCGGTTCGGGCGGTACCTATCCGGTAGCCCCACAAAATCAAGGTGCTGTGGTTATCATCAGCACCGGTTACGTAGAAAATCTCTTATACCGATAACGATTGATCATACTCAAAAATCATGTTACAATACAGCATGATTGATGTGACTTCCTATCTGCCCAGCAAACACAAAAGCACCACTTCGGGCTGGATCAGTTTCAATGCTGTGTGTTGTGTACACAACGGCGAAAGCCAGGATCGTCGACAGCGCGGTGGTATCAAGCCAGCAGAAGATGGATCTTGGAGTTATCATTGTTTCAACTGTGGATTCACTGCCAGCTTTATCATGGGTCGTAATCTTACCTTTAAAGCTCGCAGACTGTTGGAATGGATGAATGTGCCTGCAGAAGAAATCGAACGCATCAATCTTGAAAGTCTTCGCCACAAGAACGTGCAGGGCATACTGCAAGATCGTCAGCAACTGATGCAAAAGTTGGGCGCCATAGAGTTTGAGGATCGTGATCTGCCCAGCCGATGCCAGCCCATAGATCCTACCAACGGACTAGGTTATGCCGGCAACGACAACGCTATGCAATATCTGCGTGAACGTTGTGTGCCTATGGATTATCCTTATCTGTATCGCCCCATGCCACGTCCTGGTATCATAATACCGTTCACACACGACGGGCAGGTAGTGGGTCATACCATGCGGTTCCTGGATGATCGTACTCCCCGATACATACATGACACACAACCGGGTTATGTGTTCGGCACAGATCTGCAACATGCTGGCTGGCAACATGCGATCGTGGTCGAGGGAGTGTTTGACGCACTCAGTATCTCGGGCCTGGCAGTGTTGCATGCTGAAATCAACGACACACAGGCACGCTTGATACGCAGCCTGGGACGTGAAATAACTGTGGTTCCAGATCAGGATGAGGCTGGCATGAAGTTAGTGGATCGTGCTGTGGAACTGGGCTGGGCAGTGAGCATGCCAGACTGGCCCGCAGATGTCAAAGATGTCAATGATGCTGTGATTCGTTGGGGTAGATTGGCCACTTTGATAACTATCATGCAGGCTCGAGAAACCAGTAAAATCAAAATAGAATTGAGGAAGAAACAACTTGTTAAAAGACTACGGACTTGATGTCCAAAAACTATTCTTAGAAATGATGTTGCAAGACGCAGAGAGCTATGTGCGTGTGCAGAACATCTACAATCCAGAAAACTTTGATCGTAGCCTGAGACCTGCGGCCCAGTTTATTGCTGAACACAGCGACGAACACAAGACCTTGCCCACAGCTGAACAGATTCGGGCAGCCACAGGTGTTGCCTTGAATCATATCCCAGACTTGAACGAAGGACACTTTGAATGGTTTATGGATGAGTTTGAAGGTTTTACTCGCAGACAGGAACTGGAACGTGCTATCCTTAAATCCGCAGACTTGTTGGAAAAGGGAGAGTATGATCCTGTGGAGAAACTGATCAAGGATGCTGTACAGATATCATTGACCAAGGACATGGGCACAGACTACTGGGCCGATCCAAGATTCAGGATCAACAAATATTTTAACTCAGGCGGACAAGTATCAACTGGTTGGCCACAGATGGACAAGATTTTATACGGTGGTTTCAGCCGTGGCGAACTGAATATTTTCGCAGGCGGGTCAGGATCTGGTAAGAGTCTTGTGATGATGAACATAGCCTTGTCGTGGTTGCAGGCCGGACTTTCAGGCGTGTATGTGAGTTTGGAACTTAGTGAAGAGCTTTGTGCCCTAAGAACTGATGCTATGTTATCAGGTATGAGCACCAAAGAGATCCGCAAGGACATAGATCAGACTGAACTCAAGGTCAAACTTGTGAGCAAAAAAGCCGGACAATATCGTATCAAAGCACTGCCAGCACAAAGCAACATCAACGACATTAGAAGCTACATCAAAGAAGTACAGGTACAGACAGGACTCCGAGTAGACTTTGTCATGGTAGACTATCTAGACTTGCTGATGCCGGTATCGGCCAAGGTCAGTCCCAATGATCTATTCGTCAAAGACAAATATGTTTCAGAAGAACTGCGTAACTTGAGCAAAGAGCTCAATGTGCTCATGGTCACGGCTTCGCAGTTAAATCGTAGTGCTGTAGAAGAAATCGAGTTTGACCACAGCCATATCTCGGGTGGTATTTCAAAAATCAACACAGCAGACAACGTGTTTGGTATCTTTACATCGCGTGCCATGCGTGAGCGTGGCAAGTATCAGATACAGTGTATGAAATCACGTAGTAGCACAGGTGTAGGTATGAAGATTGACTTGGACTACAACATCGAAACCATGCGCATAACTGATCCGGGCGAAGACGCTGCGCCAGTCAACGGTTTCCGCAAGCCCGACATCTTGTCCAACATCAGAACACAAAGCCGCTTGAACTCGGAACCCGAGCCAGATGCTCCGGCAGAAGAAATGGAAACTGGCAAAATCACAGCCGACGTACAGAGCGCCAAACTCAAGCAGTTGTTGGGCAAAATAAAAACAACGTGATCAGTTATCAAGAAATAAGAGACGTCCACCTAGAAATATCCAGTCTCTGCAACGCCAGTTGTCCATGGTGCCCCAGGACTTTTTGGGGCTATCCCTACAACGGCGGCTATCCTGAAACCAATCTTTCTTTGGTGCAAGCTCAGCAAATCTTCCAACCCGAGTTTTTGCAACAGTTGACCAGCATACGCATCAACGGCAACTTTGGCGACATCGTGATGAATCCTCAAGGCCCCGACATCGTTGATTATTTTTTCTCACAAAACCCAGATCTGTATGTGAGCATCAGCACCAATGGCGGCGCCAGAGACAAGAAGTTTTGGACACAGTTGGCCCAGACTCCGGTCACGGTGTTGTTTTGTTTGGATGGCCTGGAAGATACACATCATCTTTATCGCCAAAACACAGTGTGGAAAACCGTGATACGCAACGCAGAAATCTTTATTGAAGCAGGCGGTCGAGCGATTTGGAAAATGATCAAGTTTGATCACAACCAGCATCAGATTCTGGAGTGCGCCCAACTGAGTCGGCGCATGGGATTTGCGGATTTTCAGCTGATTGACGAAGGGCGCAACACTGCTCCAGTGTTTGATCAGCACGGACAGTTGACCCATGTGTTGGGCAACTATACCGGAGAAAAAGAATTTGAAGTTTTGATATATCGCAAAAAAAATGACGAAATTTTGCTGGAAGATATTGTGGCAGATCGCCGCCCTGCTCAAAGAATAGAGTGCGAAACACAAAAACTAAGATCCATTTATATTTCGGCCACTGGTGATGTGAGCCCGTGTTGCTACACTGGATTTTATCCTCGTAGCTATGGGCACGGACAATACCATCAAGCTGCCAATGCCCAACTGGTTCCTTTGATGGTAAAAAACAATGCGCTGGAATATTCTTTGCAAGACTGCATACAATGGTTCAAATCCGTGGAAAAATCCTGGAAAATATCGGAATATCAACAGGGCCGTCTAGTAATATGTGATGACAACTGTGGCCAAAAACAATAAATAATACAAAGGTCACAAATCATCATGCAAAAGAAAACACGCAGTCTACTAGAAGAATTAGACGAGATGTATGTACAACGTGATTCACGTTTGGTCATTGAAAATCGCGCTTCTAATATCATTGCCAGTGCTATACGTCTGCTAGAACAGATTGATGCTACCTATCCGGCTGAACAGGCAGAAAATCTCAAACGCAAGTTGTTGAATGCCATCAACCAACGTGACCCCGGTAAATTCACCCGAACCGTGAGACGCACAGATGCAAATTCATGACATCACTAAACCCCAGATAAATGAAGGGTTAGGAGATTTTATCAAGTCGGCCCAGCGACAAAGACAGATAAACAAAATAGCCGACACATCATACAAGGCCTGGAAACAGTATGAAAAAACCTTGTTACAAGCCAATCCCGATGCACGAGCAGATGGCATGTATGAGCAAGCATTATTGGCCTTTGTGACTAAAAATCTCTTGGGCGGACAATATCTACCCAACGTTATAAACAAACAACAAATACAAGCTCTGGTCAAACAACTCAGTAGCGGGGGAAAAATAAGTGAAGCCAAACCGTTTGCTGTAACTGGAGCTGCCAATCCTGGGGCACCCACAGCTGCCGAGCGTGCAAAACTGCAACAAATGATAGCGGCCAAAACACAGGCCCAACAACCGGTCGCCGCACCTGTTGCTAAAAAAACTGTCGCACCTGCCTCTAAAACTTCTGCGCCTATTACCTCCAAAGCATTTGGCTCCATGGTAAAAGACCTTTCCACATCTCAACCAGTTGGTCCAAAAACCAGTAGCACAGGAGGAACTACCACAGTTACTCCAACAGGAACAGTGCATAAAGCAAGTGCAACCAATCCAAATATTGCTAAAGAACCAGCTCAACCTGTTGCCACTCCAACTGCACCGGCCGCACCTGCTCAACCCGTTGCTACACCTGCTCAACCCGCTGCTACACCTGCTCAACCCGCTGCTACACCTGTTGCACAAAAACCAGTTACCCCCGCAAGTTTGTCTCCGCAACAGGAAAAAGATCTTTGGTTAAAACTGACTCAACAGGCAGCAGTGGCAACCACCACAGCTCCCGGTACCGGAGTCAAACAGACTCCAGTTGCGGATACCGAAAAACAAAATGCATCTCCGGAATCCTCTGGCGACGCCAGATCATATGTGCAGTTACTCAACGGAGCTGTTCCAGCAGAGACCATCCGAGGTCTGGCAGAGTTTGGAAATCAGTCCACTAAAAATCTCGGAACTCTAAAAGTCAACAGCACCGGAAATCCAGTGGCTGATGCACTGTTGTTGATGGCCGGCTTCAAGGGTATCTGATGAACATATTTGAAGGCGGCAATGTATTCAAAGACGACGAAGGTCGTAGTCTCACACAGCGTATCAATCAGACTGATGTGAAATCTACATTGGCCTGGTTGGAAGAACTGGTGCCAGGACTGGATCTACAAAACAACACCCTGGGCAGCACCGGCATCAAAGCCACATCGGGCGACCTAGACATAGCAGTGGACACCGGCCAAGTCACCAAAGAGCAAATGGTGGCACAACTCACACGTTGGGCACAGAGTCATGGTTTCCGCCCAGAAGAATGGATACGCAAGTCGGGCACCGCTGTGCATTTCAAAACTCCTATCAATGGGCGACCTGATCTGGGATTTGTGCAGACTGATTTTATGTTTTTACAAAATGTGCCTTGGTCAAAGTTTGTGTTGGGTGCCATGCCTGCAGATTCAAAGTACAAAGGTCGTGAACGCAATATATTGATCAACTCGATAGCCAAGAGTATGGGTTACAAACTCAACCAACTGGCCGGCATCGCAGATCGAGCCACCAACGAGATCATCACAGACGATCCGGACAAAGTAGCCAAACTGTTGCTGAATCGTACAGCCACACGCCAAGACCTAGCATCTGTAGAAACCATACTACAGGCTCTCAGCACTGATCCCAATCGCGAAGCCAAGCTGGCCGACTTCCGCGAACACATGCAACGCGAAGGTCTGCCTTTTTTAGAAAGCACAGAAGTGCAACAACCCATGTCTGATGTAAACTTCCTGGCTCGTCTAAGAGACCGCATAGTCAATCAAGGCATGGTGCCCATCATGGAGGCCGGCGGAGCCCGCATTGAGCATCTAGAAGATTTGGTGTTTGAGCGCGGCACACGTGGTGTCAAAGAAGCTCTTGACATCATTCAGCAGGCCGCAGAAGATACTCGCAAGACTACCACGGTGAAATGGGATGGCAAGCCCGCTATCATCTGGGGTCGTAAACCCACCGGAGAGTTTGTGCTCACAGACAAATCAGGATTTGGAGCCAAGGGCTACGATGGTTTGGCCACCAGCCCGGAACAAATAGCTCGTATCATGAGCATGCGCGGTGGAGAAAGATCAGGACTGATCGCTATCTATCAAAAACTGTTTCCCATGTTGCGTGCTGCCACGCCAGAAAACTTCCAAGGCTACATCCAAGGCGACTTGTTGTATACCGATACTCCTCCCGAAGTATCTGGTGCCTATGTGTTCAAGCCCAACTTTGTGGAATATCGTATTCCTGCGGCTAGCAAGCTGGGCGAGAGTATCGGCTCCAGTGAAGTAGGCATAGCCGCACACACTAGATATCTCAGCCAGGATTCAGCAGCTGAACCTTTGCGCAACGTAAATCTAGAACCCGTGCCTGGATTATTGATAGTGGAACCCACTGTCAATGACATCAAGAATGTGGTGCCCAACAAAAAACTAATACAACAGTTGAAACAAGTTGTAAATCAAAATGCCGCGGCCATAGATGGTTTGTTTAATCCTGCCGATCTCCGAGCCGCACAACTTAGCGATCTGCCGCAGTTATGCAAACGCTATATCAACAGTCGTATCATGAGCAACTATGACAATCTGTTGCCGGGCTTTGGCGAGTGGTTGAAGGCCAATGTCACGCCCAGGAAGTTTGCCAATCTGGTAGAATATCTACAAAGTCCTAGATCAAACATGGACGGAATAACTGCTGCTTTTACAGCGTTCTTATTGTTACACGAAATCAAGACCGATATGCTGGAACAACTAGATCGTCAACAGCCAGGACAAGAAGGCTGGGTCTTGGCCACTGATGCTGGTCGTGCCAAGTTGGTAAATCGCTTTGGATTCTCGGCCGGCAATCGTATCCTAAACAACCCAAATCTAGCTACCTAACTCCTGATTTTTTGCCCAAAAGGTAAATAAAAGTAGGTCTTCAGTGACCATATATTAAGGAGAATCAAAATGGCTTATATTACCCCCGTATCCGGCGGCGCACAACCAGTATTTGCAACCGACGTTCGCAATCCTGTAGCAGCTGGTGCTTCCACAGCAGCAACACCTGTAAACTTCCAAGGTCCTAAGTTAGACTTTTATCAAGTGACAGCCAACGTGTCTGTTGCTACACAGCAAGACGTGAACGAGTACGTTTCCAACGTTATTCAATCTTTGCAAAACACATGTACAGTTGCAGTATATCAAGTTGATGGTGCTCAAATCAGCTTTGGTATTTTCCCAACTGGTGCATTTGGTGATTCCACAGCGAATCCTCCAACAACCGTTAACACTACCAACTTCTTGACAGCTGCCAACATCACCTACACAGGTTATCAGTTGGATTCTTGCACAAGCATTGGTTTCAAACTTGCAACATCATAATCAAATCATATTTGATTGCACAAAACCCGCCCAGGCGGGTTTTTTGTTGACTTTACAAACCATCAGGTTGTAGTATATTAAATACACACATGCAGGTCAGCAAAATAACTGAAGTAACTATCTTTGAAAGCCCCGACGGCGGCCGCACTGTGTATGCTCGTAAATCAAACGATTCTCACAGAGAACTGCACTGGCAAGACCCCAATCTGCAACGCGAGCTCAAAGAGCTGGAAAGTCAAAAACGCTGGGTGGACATATTCCAAGCACGGCGAGACAATCCAGAACTGGATCGCCTGTGCGAGCAAGTGGAAATCCTGTATGAACTAGGACGCCCAACACCATGAGATATATCTGCCAAACTGAGTTTGATATCACAGCCACAGGAGTAACTGGACACTGCCGCCCTCAACGCATGCCCTATCGAGACAGTGCCGGGCAGATGGTGAACAACGAGCAACAATGGCACAGATCCAGGAACCAACAACGTAACTGGGAAACTATCACGCAGATCTTGGGATTGCGTACTCAGTTGTTTGATATTACTGTTCCGGTGCAAGATTCCACTGGTAAACGCTGGATGTTTGAGTTTGAAACTGAGCGTGACGGCATCTACGGACCAGATTCTGATCCTTGCGAAGTGCTACGCCTAGATGCAGACGGCGTGCCCATGTTGAAGGACCTCAAAAATCAGCCTGACATAGAGCCCTGTTTGCGTACTTCCGGCCCCCGACAAAACATTTGGTTCGCTCCAAAACCATAAATAATATATTATGAGCGAAGCCACGGATATCGAAAAGAAAAGTCTGGAGGCACACGTAGAACTGTGTGCCGAACGCTACAACCAACTGGAAGCCAGATTTGAGCATGTGGAAGGCAAGATCAACCACCTGGACACTCTCATGCGTGAAGTGCATGACATGGTGCAGAAAATGTCAGAAAAACGCAACGATCAGATCATAGGTTGGGGCCTGGGCATCATTGGTGCTCTGTTGGCATCCACGGTCTGGTTAGTAACTCACTACGCTTTCAAATGATCAACGAACAACAGATGGAACGCATGTTCCAAAAAGAAATCAACTATCTCATGCCCAATGTAATCTGGCAGAATGATGATGGCATCTATGAAGTTTTTGGACGGTATCGTATACAACCCAAATATCCAGGATTCCGTGTGTTTTGTGGTGCAACAGAAGTAGGAACATTCAGTTCTACTCGTACTGCATTGAGCTGGTGCATAGCCGACAAAAACTGTGCCTACAACACCGCCCGAGAAATACTATCAGTAGACTCCAAGCTGTCGGCCTTGACAGCAGATATTGCCACTCGTGCATCCGTGGGTGATCGCAGCAAAGACCTCGATCGACGAGAAATCATTTCAACCAAACTAGAAACCAAGATTATACATAAAAAAGCCTTAGAAAATCAACTGGCCAAATGTGTGGATTGGGCTAAATATTGTCAACAACGAGGATTCGATAATGAAACTGCAAGAACTGGCCGTGGCCAACCCAACAAAACAAGCCGCCAAGGTATTTGAAAGCTATTTTGGCGACAGCGTGAATTTTGAACAGTTACCGGCTGATCAAGCCCGTAAAATGCTCAATCGCGTGCGTTCACTCATCGCTGAACATCGCAGAACACCCAAGTTCCATACCAGCGAACAGAATCCTGCTTATTTGAAACTGGTAGTCATGGAACAGGCCCTGGCTGCCACTGCTACACAAGCTGATCCTCAACAGACTGCTGCTGCCATGGCTCTGCAACGCCAGCAAAAACAACGCCAGCTCGATGACGAAATCAAAGTCAAACAAAAAGAATTAGCTGATCTGCAAAAACAAAAAGGCATGTTAGAAACACGTCGTAGCTTGAAACAACGCCTCAAAGAAGCTAGCGAAGTTCAACAGGCTCAAGTTGTACTGGCCAGCCAGGACATGGTTGATCAAGTGCAAAAGATGAGTGAACAGATTTCAGCCATGCAGTTCAAAGACTTGCCAGCCTTGGTAGATCAGATCAAGAACGAAGTTGGCACAGATCAAGCCATGCAGTTCAACACAGACGCCACAGCCGCACTGGCAGGCTTGTTACAAAATCTACAAGGCGCCAAAACACAACTGGAAGCCGCACTTGGTGTGGTCACAGGACAGGCTCCTGTGATTCCGGGTGAAGAAATGGTTGCTCCTGCTGTGGGTGAAGTTCCTGCAGAACTGCCAGAGCCCGGTGAAGAAATCGACATCACGGACACCGAGATCGAAGAACCCACCGATGTGGGCCTAGGACGTGAACGCAGATAATGCTTATCCGCGAGTTTGCGTCTGATAACACTGTCAAAGGTCAAGACCGATTGCTGGCCTTGGCCACGTTTCTCAAGGATCGAGCTTCTGACGAGGATGCCCGGGCACAGATCAGTCAAGATGCATTCATTGAAGCAGCCAAGAGTCTTGGCATCAATGTGACCACAGAAAATTTAGCAGACATCGTCGCACAAGAACCTCTCAAAAATGTGTTGGAACCCATCGAGCCTGCTTCGAGCGTGATACGTTTCAAGGGCAACACCGAGGCCCAAACTGGCATGAGTGTGGATCAAGCGCGAGCTGTGGTCGATGCCAATGCCAAACAGGCCATGAAACGGCGCATGTAATCCAACCAAAATCGGTTGTAAATATCCATAAAGTATGTTATAATAACTCAAGGAGTTGATTTATGGCTTATTCTGAACAAGTAATCGATCATTATGAAAATCCACGCAACGTGGGCTCATTTGAAAAAGGCGACGATAGCGTAGGTACCGGCATGGTGGGTGCGCCTGCTTGCGGTGACGTAATGAAACTACAAATAAAGGTTGACCATGATACAGGTATTATTACAGATGCAAAATTTAAAACGTATGGCTGCGGATCGGCTATCGCAAGCTCAAGCCTTGTCACAGAGTGGGTCAAAGGAAAAACACTTGACGAAGCAGGAGAAATTAAAAACTCCGCCATCGCAGAAGAACTAGCATTGCCGCCAGTTAAGATTCACTGCTCCATCCTGGCCGAAGATGCCATCAAGGCGGCCATAGAAGACTATCGCAAAAAGCATCCTGTGGATGAACTTGAAGAGTATCGTCGTCAGGCACAGGCTCTGTGGAATGATTCTTGCACTTCGCCACGAGCATGATCAATATCACAGACACAGCCGCTACTAAGATAAAAGAAAACATCACCCGACGCGGTCGCGGGCTGGGCATCAAGATTGGTGTAAAAACTACTGGTTGTTCGGGATTGGCCTATGTGCTTGAATACGTTGACCAAGAACAAGGAAGAGAACACTGCATGGCTCACTATGACATCAATGGTGTGCGAGTCTATGTAGATCCCAAGCATGGCCCTTATCTACAAGGCATGACCATGGATTGGATACGGCAAGGTCTCAATGAAGGCTTTGATTTTATCAACCCTAATGAACGCGACCGCTGTGGTTGCGGAGAAAGTTTCCGAGTTTAATTTGTATAATCCTCGATTTGACTATCGGCCCTTGAGCAGAGTCACAGAAGACGGTCGTAGACTCTACGACACTCCCGGAGGCAAACTGCCCAGTGTCACTACAATCTTAGACCGCACTAAGCCTGAAGAAAAGAAACAAGCTCTCAATGAATGGCGCAACCGTGTAGGGCATGCTCAAGCTCAAGCCATCACCACAGAAGCTGCCAACCGTGGCACCAGGATGCATACATATCTTGAGCATTATGTAAAAACAGGGCAGATCCGAGAAGCCGGAACCAACCCGTATGCATGGGCCAGTCATGCCATGGCACAAACAGTGATCGATCAAGGATTGAAAAATGTCGATGAATTCTGGGGAGTTGAAATACCCTTGTACTATCCGAAGCTTTATGCAGGAACTAGCGACGGTGCTGGTATACATCTTGGTAGCGAAAGCATCCTAGATTACAAACAAACCAACAAGCCCAAGCGCCGAGAATGGATCGAGGACTACTTCCTTCAACTGGTAGCCTATGCTCTGGCACACAATGAAGTCTACGGAACAAAAATACGCAAGGGCGTGGTCTTGATGTGTGTCAAACCCGAAACTGATGACCAGTTCAATATTATCAAGCCACCCGAGTACCAAGAGTTTGTGTTGGAAGAACGAGATTTTGATTATTGGGAACAACAGTGGTGGAAAAGGCTGGAACTATATTACCTGCAGGCATGACGCATAGTTATTGCGCAGCTCCTTTCAACAGCGTCAGAGTCGAAGCCACCAGCCACAATCAATCTCGCTATCGACCCTGTTGCATGTATCAAGGACAACAGACCTACAACAACATCCAGCAATATCTACACAGCCCTGAACTACAACAACTCCAACAGCATTTTTTAACCCAGGATTCGTTGCCTCCGGGATGTCAGGCCTGTCAGAATCAAGAACAGCAAAATCAGATCAGCTGGCGCCAGCATTTCAACAACAAGTTTGGCGATAAAAAACAACTCTCACAACTGGAAATGTTTCCAGGTAATGTGTGTAATCTACGATGTTTCATGTGCAACGACAACTACAGCACCGCGTTGGGAGCCGAACGCACCAAGTTGAATTTCATTGACAGTTACCAAGAGATCGACAATGTAGATGCTTGCATGGATTCCATAGCCAATCTATCTCAACTGACCGACATCAGTTTTATTGGTGGAGAGTTTTTCCTGACCAAAAAAAACCTCGACATACTGGATCTTGTGATTGAAAAACAACTGGGAGTCCGAGTAGTCACTAATGGTACCATACTGTTGCCCGATCACATGTCTCGTTTGAAACAGATCTCAAGACTAGAACTACAGATCAGTATAGATGGCACGCATGATAACTATGAGTTCATGCGCTACCCGGCGCAATGGGATCAAGTGGAAGAAAACATCCAACGCATCAAACATGAACTGACCCACGCCCAGGTAAATTTTAACTTTGTAGTCCAGCCATTGAACGTGCAGTACATGATATCCACCATGGACTATGCCAACCGATTGATGATACCCATAAGACTGACAAATCTCGTGGATCCTGCTTGGTTGACCTGGACCATCTTGGATCAACAGGAAAAAGCCGTGTTGATTGATCTGTTGCAATCGCAAGTGAGTCAGCATAGACTAACCACCCGACAGCAACAAACAGTTGAGGATTATCGGCAGACCATAGCACATACAGCCATGTCAGCACAAGATCGCTTGATTTTTCAGCAAAAAATGAAGGCCACACTAAAACACCGCGGTATTCCACCGCAAAAAGTCCAGCAACATCTGGGCTGTATCAGCAGTCTGTTGGTTTGATATCGCAGTACCCAAAACTGATAAATACCCAATAGAATCCAAGGACAACAAACGTGGCCATTGTACAGATATCACAAATCACTAACCGCAAAGGTTTAGCCGAAAATTTACCGCAGCTGGCCGGTGCCGAGCTGGGGTGGAGCACAGACACCCGACAACTATGGATCGGTAATGGTACACTAGAGGATGGTGCGCCCGTGATTGGCAACACCGAGATCCTTACAGAATTTTCCGATATATTAAACTTTACCAATACCTATACCTACAAAGGGCAGGCAGCAGGATATGTGGTACAGACCGGCCCTACCGCTGGCACGCCCGTGACACAGAGCCTACAGACATGGCTGGATCAGTTTGCCACGGTCAAAGACTTTGGCGCCACCGGTGACGGAGTCACCGATGATACTGCTGCGATAAATCGTGCGTTGTATCAACTGTTCTGTCGAGAAGTTAATCCACAAATTCGCCGAAGCTTGTTTTTTCCAGCTGGTGTTTATCGTGTGACCAGCGCCATCAAGATTCCGCCTTACGCTACCTTGTACGGCGAAGGCAGCGACAACTCAGTCATTACCATGGACAATGGAGTAGATGATTATGTGGCACGCACAGCGGACAGTCTACAGAATGTAGGCGTCAATATTGGCGATGGTGGGGCTACACCTCCCCAATACATAACTGTCACTAACATGGGATTTTCTCATCTTGATCCAACCAAGGATGTGTTTTTGGTCGAAGACGCCAGTGATTGCATATTCCAAAACGTGAGCTTCCAAGGAGCTTCTACAGAAGCAGATCTTGATTCCGACATTAATGGTAGCATTGGCGTGAGTTTTGCCAGCACATCCGCTCTAGTGTGTCAAGAAATCATTTTTGATTCCTGTGAGTTTAGAGGACTGGTTTGGGGTGTTTATACCAACCAACAGATCAAAGGTGTGACCATATCCAAATCACACCTTGACACTCTGTATCGAGGCATAGTGTTAGGTCAGGCGGCTGTGACCAATGGAGGACCCACTGGCACACGCATAGTAGGCAACATGTTTGACAATGTCTATGCCGAAGGCATCATATTTGGCACGAACTTGGTCTTGGGTATCAATGCCAGTGGGCACAACGTCTTCTATGATGTGGGCAACCATTTTACTGGAAGCGCCGGAACTCCGGCTACTAGTATCATCAGCATACAGAGCAACAACAATGTCAGCATCGGTGATCTATTTGAACGTACCGATTCATTCTCTCTCACGTTTCCCCGAGTGGATCTCAACGACACTGTCAGTATTGCTACCACCAATGGTTCTCAGCTGAGCCTGGGTACCTACACTCGCAAGAGTGGTGTGCTAGACACCTTGGTCAACAATGACACAGGCACCATATTTGAACTGGATGCCAACAAAGTCAAAGCATTCATGGTGGACTATACCTTGACACGCACTGTGTCCTATCGTACAGGAACCATAGTTGTGGCCACCGATGTTGGTGATTCCAGTGCCGGTCTGGATGTCACCGATGACTTTGTGGAAAACAACAATCTCGGCGTTGAGCTGACTGTGAATCAAAGTGGAGATGTGATCAGTTTGGATTACTCTACTACCAACACAGGCAACAACGCCACCATCAGCTACTCCATAACCTATCTAGCTTGATCTGGCCCGCTACATTTGCTTCTCGATTGGATCAATGGAATCGTTTGCGCCAGCGGGCCCAATCTTTCCCACCCCAAACTGCCTTGGAGCACATCAATCAATGGTGGTTCCAAGCACCCTGGCGTCCGTATTATCTACATTGGGATGATCAAGACACTTGGCCCGATCCTTGGCAGCTTTTGAGCGATGACGTCTACTGTGAAGTTGCTCGCGGGCTAGGAATCCTGTATACTATAAGTTTGTTGGACCGTGCAGACTTGGCACCTGCAGACTTGGTTTTGACTGAGTCTGGGCACAATTTAGTCCTGGTGGACCAGGCAAAATATATATTGAATTGGGAATCGAACAACGTCGTAAATACCAGCCAAGAACTAAAAATCAAACGGCAATACCAGCAACACCCTATTATCTAGCAACAAGCGGTAAAAATTTAAACAATACGAGAGACGGATGACGCAAATTACAGTTGTAAAAAGAAGCGGCGCTAAAGAGCCACTGCAAATCGACAAGTGGCAGGCTCAGGTCGCAAAAGTTTGTCAAGGCATTGCTGACGTAAGTCAGAGCATGATAGAGATCAAGGCACAGTTACATTTTTATGATGGTATAACCACGGAAGAAATCGATGGGATTACTCTGCGGGCCATTGTGGATCTCATTGATGTAGAGGCCAATCCTGATGTGGGGCATACCAACTATCAGTTTGTAGCCGGCAAACAACGCCTCAGCATGTTGCGCAAAGATGTGTATGGTTCATACCAGCCACCACATCTCTACGAAATCGTAAAGAAAAATGTCCAGGTAGGGTTGTACACTCCGGAACTTCTTGAGTGGTACACGGAGGATGACTGGAACCGTATGAATGATATCATTGATCATGACAAGGACGAACAGTATTCATATGCAGCCATCGAACAACTTATTGAGAAGTATCTTGTACGCAATCGCGCTTCGAAGGAGATCTATGAGACTCCACAAGTTAGGTATATGGTCGCGGCCGCTACGGTCTTTCATAAGGAAGAACCTCAATCGACACGTATGCGTTACATCAAAGAGTACTACAACTGTGCGTCAGATGGTCTATTTACTCTTGCTACACCTGTGCTGGCTGGTCTTGGCACTCCAACTAAGCAGTTTTCTAGTTGTGTTCTTATCCGCAGTGACGACGATCTGGATAGCATATTTGCTAGTGGGGAGATGATGGCCAAGTATGCGGCCAAGCGAGCCGGCATCGGCTTGGAGGTTGGTCGTCTACGTCCACTTGG